GATATATAACACAACATCAAATGGCTTATCGGCTACTGGTGCAATCGGCTCACTAACGGTATCTACTAATGGTGCCACAACTATCAATCTATAGAGGTAATATCATGCCAGGAATGACAGCAAGAAGAAACATGATGAGGGGAGACGATAAAAAGTTCCTTCGTTCAGGAGATGAATCTGTTTATAAAATGGGTTCAAAGAAAAAAGGTAAAAAGAAAGGCAAAAGCAAGTATTAATGCCCTACCAACGCAGAGGGAGGCGAGTCTTTGTTAAAAAGAATGGTAAGTGGAAACATAAAGCCACTGCAAAAAGCACTGATAACGCAAAAGCGATGATAAGAAAATTGAGGAGTATAAAGCACTAATGGCTATTTCAGATAGAGACCTAGACATGATGACTAAACCTGTAGACGATCGTGGACCAAATTTTAGGTTCACCGAAGAAGAACTGCTCTATCCACCAGAAACCATAGACGATCGTGGACCAAACTTTAGGTTTACTGAAGAAGAATTAAGAGCTCCTGCTGGCATTAATGGAATGAAAGAAAAAGCGTTTGATGGCATTGAAGGCGCACAAGAACTAGTAACCAGTATTCGTGCAGGACTACAGGATCCTGCAAGAGCAATGAGCGAAGGCGCAACAGAAGAAGACATCGCAATGGCACAAAGCATGACAGATGCTCAATTACTGGAGTTTGTTACTGAACTAGGTACTCAAGCAGAAGCAGATGGCATGGGGGAAGAAAGCCCAGAAGATAAAGCGATTCGTTTATTCAAAGGAATGGACAAATTTGATGAGATGGGTCGACCCGAAGACATTAACTTTGCTCCTACAGGACTAAATAGTGGCGGTCCAGCTAAACAATATTACAACATGGGCGGTGCTACACACACAATGCCTGATGGTACAGTACATCCTGGAGCTACTCACGAAGAGTATGAACAAATGTTAGCTGGTGGCATGCCTATGCGTATGAATCATGGTGGTTTAGCCAGTATGGGACGCATGGAAGACACGCAGTTGGCTCACGTTGCTCCTGGAGAGCGAATTGTACCTGACTGGGTTTTAGGTGATAAAGGCGAAGAAATGCTTGATGCAGCGTTTATTCGTGCAGGTATTGACCCATTAGACTACACAGTAGGTAGCGGTCAAAACTCAATCAACCCAAGGACAGGGATGCCTGAATACACTTCATTTTTTAGGCGGTTATTTAAAAAGGTTAAGAAACTTGCACCAGCGATCGGGACTCTTGTTGGTTTTAGATATGGTGGTGCTAGAGGTGCTGGCATAGGTAAAGCGATCGGTGGGGTTATTAAAACAGGCGATCTAGACTTTGGTAAAGCTCTAAGTGATTTCGGTACAGGTTGGAGTTTAGGCAACGTGGCTACAGGGTTTGGCTTACAACAAGGTTCAATATTTAAAAAAGGCAATAGAGGACACATTATCAAACAAGGTGATACAGTGCAAAGTATTGCTGACCAACATGGTGTTACTCGACAAGACATAATCAATGCTAACCCTAATATTGTAGGAAAAGGTGGAAGGGGTACGGTCAGCCTAAACATAGGAGACGAGATAATAGTCCCTGGAGAAGGAATGTGGGGTAATATTGCAGCTCCTGGGCAAGGAGGTGTTGGCGGGTTTATACAGAACATAGGCGCAAGAATTTCTGGTGATAAAGGTATAGACTTAATGGATGAATTTAAAAATCTGCCAATGGGTCAAAAACTGGCTGTTGGTGCTTTAGGTCTTAATGCTTTATCGCAGACAGGTATGTTCGACGAAGAAGAACTAGGGCAATCTCCTGAGTACATCACAGGAGGAATACAGGGTTTAGCTGACTACACTGGGCAACCGTTACGAGTAACGAATCAATCTCCTTATAAATTCAATCCTTCTATTGGGCAACCTGTAGGCGTTACACAATATACACCTATAGCTAGTCCAAGCAAATCTTTTAAACAGATTTTAGAAGAATTAAGAGAAGATAACCTTAGAACACCTTTTCCTTCTTTTGGATAAATGGCACTCAGACCAATAAATAATAGCCCGTATCTCTCTTACGACCCAGACCCTTACAACATGGGTGGGTTGAACAGCTTAAACACTCCAATGACTGCTGTTTCTATCCCAGGGGCTAACTTAAACAATATCCCAGCAACTAACTTAAACAATTTTGTTGCTGAACAGGAACAGTACACAGATTCAGGAGACGACCAAGAATATTCAAATCCTGTTGGAGGAGACACGCCTTGGGGAAGTTCTGCTAATTTAGGTAATTTTGGTCCAGGAGGAAATCGCATTGCAGGACAACACACACCGCATAAAGCAAATCGAACGCAACGTCCAGGACAAAAACCTAGTGTGCGTTTTGGTAATTACGGGGTGACTAAGGCTCAAATGCGTAGTGTTCGTAATGCACTTAAAATAGGCGATCTTCAGCCTGGAGCCATTTTTGCAGACGGCACTACAGGGTATGTCTGGCGAGTGGACGATGACGGAGTACTTCAAATACACGGCACTGCAGGAATGGGAGGCAATAGTACGATATTGGGTGGAGAAATGAATGCTGAAGGTGATTTCATACTTGACCAAGGCGAATGGCAAGAAGGAGACACTGTTTTATTTCCAGTTTACGAGTTTGATCCTGAAACAGGCGAACAAGTGCTGTCGGGTTTTGAAGAAAGAGTATATACTCCAGGAGAAGGTATAGAAGATCCTTGGGTTGTGAGAAGTGGTGACGACGAAGAAGAAACACCACCACTCGACCCTATAGTAGACGTAATAACCACACCTACGCCCACACCTACACCGACACCTACACCGACTCCTACGCCAACTCCGACTCCTACGCCAACTCCGACACCGACTCCTACGCCCACACCTACACCGACTCCGACACCTACACCGACTCCTACGCCCACACCTACGCCGACTCCGACACCTACACCTACACCGACTCCTACGCCCACACCTACACCGACTCCTACGCCCACACCTACACCGACTCCTACGCCCACACCTACACCTACACCCACACCTACGCCCACACCTACACCTACACCTACTGACGATGGCGGTGGTGACGACGATGGTGGTGACGACGATGGTGGTGATGAAGATGGTGGTGGTGATGATGGCGGTGGTGAAGAAGCACGTCGTTCTTGGTGGGGAACGCTAGGTAATCTTTTCGGTATGTTTGCACCAGCAGGTCAAGAAGTACCAGAGACGCAAGTAACTACGAGAGCAGGAGAAGAAACAGTAGGTACTGTTTCTAGTTCAGAAAAACCAGACTTTACTGGCTCTGGGTTAAGTACCTTGCAAGTACAACCTATGGAACAAATGGATATTGCAGGGTTGCCTCAAGAAATGTTAGAGGAATTAAGAAGGAAAAAAATTGCGCTTCCTTTCCCGACGTTCGATATAAAAACAAGATATGCAAACGATGGCGGTCCAATGAAAACAGAAGGAATAGCAAGTTTAATGCGTCCTGAACTAGACCGAGACACAATACCAGCAATGCTCACTGAAGATGAACACGTCATCACTCGAGGCGGAATATTAGGGCTAGATCTAATGATGGGTGGGAATGGAGACTTTACAAGAGGGCATGAAATAGTTAATAATATTCAAAGGCAAGGAGAAGACTATCTAAATATGGTCTTGGATCGCCCTTTGTTCAACAGGAGTATGAAAAGAGATGGCTGAGACCCAATCAGATCGAATAGGCTATAAAGCGCCACCACAAGGAATACGAGACTTATATTTTGGTGCAGGTCCAGGTGTTCCTGGCATGTATCCACTATTAAATCAAGCAACGTCGAATTATTTTTCTACAATGGGTATGCCTGGAATGACTCCGTACAGTTATCAAGGCAACCGAATCGCTGGGTTTACTCCTATGCAAAGACAAGCCATGGGGATGGCAGGCAGGGGCGTTGGCTCTTACTTACCGTTTTACCAAAGAGGCGAACAAATGCTGGACAGATCAGGTCGAACAGCGCAAGGCGCATACGACACAGCAGCAGGAATGTATGGTCAAGGTCTTGATTTTTCTATGCCAGCGATACAACAAGGACTAGGCTCACTGGGCAGTGCTCAAGGATACACTCAACAAGCAGCAGGAATGTACGACCCATCTAGAACAAGCGAATTTATGAACCCCTATATGCAGCAAGTAATTGACCCAATTACAGAATCATTAAGGGAACAAACAGAACAACAAAAACAAGCAATTAACCAAAAAGCAATTAGTGCTGGTGCTTTTGGCAATCGTCGAGCAGACATGTTGACAGGCGAAGCAGAAAGAGCAGGACAACGAGCCATGGGGGAAACAGTTGGTAAACTGTTAGCAGGTGGTTACGGTCAAGCAGTTCAAGATCGACTAGCCAGTGCAGAAGGTATGCGTGGAATTGGTGGTCAGATGGGTAATATTGCTGGTGGGTATGGTTCGCTGGGTGGATTAGGTGCTGACGTTTACGGTCAATACGGCAGAAACTTAGGAACACAAGGCATGAATTTAGCCACAATGATGGGTAATCTGGGTGGACAGTACCAAAACATGGGTGCTAACCTTTACGGGCTAGGTGGACAAGACATTAATCGAATGATGAATGTTGGTAATATGCAACAGCAAATGCAACAACGATACGACGATCTTGCTTATCAAAACTTTATGGGTCAGTACGCACTGCCTTATCAAACGCTCGGACAAGCCTTTAATATCGGCAATCAAGCGCTTCCATACATGGGCGGTGTTACTGGTGACCAAAGCTACTCAACTACGGCAGGTGGCTCTAACCCGTTCCTTGATTGGGCGAGTGTAGGGTTAGGTGCTTACGGTGCGTATAAGAACGCAACTTCATAATGACTAACGGACTACAGGGTTTACGCACAGTTCAGGAAGACACAGACGTCAGAACTAAAAGAGGTACTGACGACTCTATGATGAATTATGACATAGATATGCCGAGTATTACTGCTTTTCAGCAATCGCTTCCCTTCCAAGGAATGCCAAACATTGACATGCCTGAAACACCACCAAGCCCAGACACGCCTCCCCCTATTGACTCTTTCCAAATGGATCCGTTTGAGTTTGAAATGCCGACTATTGATCAGATGAGTTTTACTCCTATTGAAGTTAAAATCGAGGATCTTCAGTTAGATGAAGGAGGGATTGACCCTGTGAGTGCGTTTGCTTCAGTGGTTCTTGGTGGAAGTGGGGAAAGATCTCTGGGTGGTCAAATTGAGAGTTCGCAATCCGAAGCCAGTGAACAAGAAGAACTAGACGCAGTTAATGCTGCTCTGTTACATAAAGAAATGCCTCTAGATTTCACCAACCCTTCAATTATTAAACATTTCGAAAAGTTTGGTATCGATTTAGGGCAAAGACAGAAAGACTACGAAGCTAGAAAAGAAGGAGGAATGCCTTTTATTAATGCAGCATTGGCGCTTTCACAAGCCAGTCAGGAAGGAAAAAATGTTCCTCAAGCAATAACCAGTGCTATTGGTGCTTTTAGCGCTACAAAAGAAAAACTCAATGAACTTGATCCTCTAATGTTACAACTTGCTATGGCTACTTTGCCGAAAACAACAGGAGTTGGGGACATAGAAGGTAATTTTGATATATCGTACAAAGGTCAATATCTCGGTAGGAAACACCTAACCGATGCGATGATATTAGGTTATGAAGATTCGGGCGTAACACTCACTCCTGTTCCTGATGGCGAAAACGCAACGGGTAAATATTATGTCATGACTGATGATGGTTCTTGGGCGATACGAAACTTAGACGACAATGCTTATCAACGTCTGGTAAACGAAAAAGGTTTTGATAAGGTACAGGCGTTTGATCAGGTTGCAGAAAGACAACTTGTTCCTGTGTTTGATGACGCAGAAAATTCATTCGACACTATGTCTTTAGCAGACTATAACCGTTTAAAAGTAGAAGAACCTGACCGCTACTCTGTAGAAGCAGGAGACTATGTAGAAGCTGAGTATTTAAGAGACGATGGGGAATACGAGTTTGGAGACACTATGTCTGTGCCCAAATCTTGGCTTGCAAGTAACCCAGGATGGAGCAAAATTCCTAATTCTTCCTATAAAGTGAGCATGGTTAATGGTGTGCCCACCTTTAGTAATGTGCCTTCGAGCATAGCGGGTAGTTTAGCGTTAGAAAAGGCAGCAGCACAAGAGAAAATCGACGAAGCAGAAGAATGGCTCAAGACCTCCAATGATAACTTGGGACAAATGGTTACGACGGTAGGTCAATTAGACAAAGGACTAGAACAACTCGAAGGTAGAGGCGGTAGAGCGGTTAGATGGTGGGAAGGATTTAAAGATGTCACTATTGGTGGTGCTAAAGAAATTTTAGGGGCTTATAATATTACAGGTGTAGATCCGAGCCAGATAAGATTCTCTAGTGGTATTACGCTTGAAGAAGCTGAAGCTGACTTTAGAGAAGAATATAGAAGAATGGTAGATGATGGCATGTTCGGTATGTTTAACGGATTAGATGACACAAGCAGAGCAGAAGCATCACTAGCAGTTGAAAATGCTCTTTTCAGTTTAGCCCTACAAAATGCAATGAACTCTTATAACCAGACGGCTCGTTCAATTTCAGATCGTGATTTAGCGTTTTTCTTAAGACAGATTGGTTCTGCTGCTGGTTCTACATCAACACTCGTACGTGCTGTAACCGATGAAATAAAAAGAAGCACTCTCAGTAAATTTGATACTGCTTCTGAATCTATGATTTATCACCAACCAACATTAAATGATGAAAACAGATCGAGACCTCTTGTTAATCAGGGTTATCTTGTACTTAAAGAGGGCGCAGATCCAACAAGAAGAGACTCATACGAACTAGATCCGAACAGTCCTGCGATGAAACAGAGATTTGCGCTTGAGGATGCTTTAAATAACTTGAGCCTTAAATATGGTTCTGGTCCACAGGCGGGTGGTGGAAATGGTAAGACTAGCTTCATTGGCGGTGGTCCGTTTATAGAAAAAATGAACAATTTTCAAGCAAGTGGTAAAAAACAAACAATCATTAGGAACGGCAACCCGTACGAACTCGACCCAGCACAACTGACTAATCAAGTAGACCTTAGTCAAGCTAGTGTACCTGCTGGTATTCCTGGATTCAGTGAGATCAGCAGTGCTTTTAGCGCTTTAGCCGATACTAAGTCTCCAAGTATGAAAGCAATATTAAATACATATAATCAATTTGTTTTTCCGAGGATACAAGAAGAAATGGACAAAGGTGATGACATCAGTGTGGAAATTGCAAAACAAATTCATAATCAGTTTCTAAACATTTTCCTTCCTAGCCAAGAAAACAAAGCCTTGTTTGACCAGTTTCAATTTGGCATAACCAACGCAACACTATGACGTATGCCAGTACAATAATAGACGATCTTATGCAACAAGCCATAGTTGACGAAAGCGACGCTTTGCAACAGTTTCAACAAGGCATAATGAGTCAAACACAAAGAGAGACGATTGATCGTTCATTACAAGAGCGATACAACATAGAGCCAAGACAGTTTTATAGTCTTCCAGATGAATTACAACGAGAGTACTACGGTCAAGCAGCACAGGTGCTGGATATCATCGAGCCCACAAGCGACTTTGACCGAGTAAGAAGCATAGGTAGAGTAAGAGATATCTACGATGAGTATACTCGCACACCTAGACAAGAACTAGAAGTAAGGGGTGTTGACCCAGAAGGAGCACCGTTCGCTGTTCAAGAAACTCTTGCTGATCTGCCAGCTGGTGTAGACCAACTGCAAGCAGCCAATCGTGCGCTATCTGAACAGTTTCCAGGAGTCAGTATTCAAGACCTGGACGTTTCGTTAGAACCTGAGACAAATAATGTAATTTTCAAAAACCCAGAAACACAACAGTATACAACAATCAACCCTGTTGGTAATAATTGGATGGATGCAGCAGGTCGATGGATGAAACTAGAAGGCGACGCAATCATGTGGAGTTTAATTCCAGGTGTTTTAGCAGGAGTGGGTACTGGTGCACTTACAAAAAGTCCAGGGCTCGCACAAACTGCAGGTGTTATAGCAGACGTTGGGGGGTACTTTGAGTTTCGTAGAAGAACGCTAAAAGATTTAAAAGAAAGAGGGTATTTAGATGAAAACGAATGGACAGATGGCGCCATTATTCGACAATCATTAATGGATTCAATACCTGTTGGTATAGGTTCTGTTGCTGGTGTCGCCCTTACTCGTCTTCTGACTGCTCACATCAAACGTCTCCCCGATATGTCGCTTGATGAACAACAATTAGTGAAGGCAATAAAAGAAGTTTATGCATCAAAAGGAATGCCTTTTTACGATGAAAAAAGTGCAGTTCAATATTTATATCAAAAACAACTCGCAGGAGAGCTTCCCCCTAATATGAGGGGAGGAGATGTTCCTTGGGAGGCTTATTCTACAGACGAGATCTTAGACATGGCTAGAAGAGTAGCCGATATAGAAAATCCAGGAGCAAGTATTCGACCAACAACACCACAAATAATATTAGAAGCATCAGAAGAATTGGGTATAAACATAGGTGGTGCTCCTCGAAAAACAGCAGAAACACTACAAGCTGCATTAGAGGCTATCAGAAAAGAAGGTGGACCATTAGCCCAACAAGTAGATGAAATAATGAGTGGTCAAGAAGCTCAGATGGCTCAAAAATATCAAATGTTGCTCGACCAAGGGCTTGGTACAGAAGACGCTCTTAGGCAATTAGCGGGAATCAATACAAAGAAGATTACAGGAACAGCAACAGACTTAAATAAAATACTTTCAGAACCTCAGATTGCTCGGGTAAACGAAGCTACAAACGAAATACAAAGACTAACCGACGAGGCTATAGACTCAATTGATAACCTCACAACTAACCGACTAACTAAACAAGAAGCAGGAGCATCTACTCGAGAATTTTTTGAAGAACAGATAGAGGCTGGAGAAAAATACATCGATGCTTTTTACGACAAGTTAGGTGTAGACGCTGGTGGTGGAAGAGCAATTTATGATCCGACTTCTTTAATTGAAAAAGTTAAAGGGTTAGAAACAGGGGAAGGTAGAAGGATTATTCAGTCTTTTAGGAAAGACACCAACGCTCTTGACGACATTTTAAAATTACCGAAACTAAAGAAAGTTACAGATGGAAGACAGTATAAAAATATCAGCTATGAACAGATAAAAGGAATGATTGAAGATATAAACGGTAAGCTACAAGAGAATTTATCAACTAGTGAAAAACGAGTATACACACAACTAAAAGACACGTTATTAGACTTTAGGTCAAGCGCTTTGGCTACACAAGGAGACGACGTAGCGCAGATGGCTAGAATTATCGACGAAGGGTACAGTACATTCAAAGACACATTTAAGACAGGGGTAATCAATAAAATAACTAAAGCCCGTAGTGGTCGGTACACAACAGGAGAGGGTTCGGTTATGGATGCTCTTCTTTTGCAAGGCACTAAAAAAGATAAAGAATTTGTAAAAAACATTATTAACGGCAATACTCCAGGAGCAGATGTCGCTAAAACAAATGTTCAATCTTGGTTGAGAGGTGAACTTTATAGTCTTGGTAGACAAGCAGACGGTTCAATAGACCCCAGTCGCATAACTGACGCTCAACTTAATGGGTTTTTAAACAAATACGCAACGTTGTTAGACGACTACTTGCCTGCTAAAGAAGTTAGTCGCATTAGAAAACTACCTAACCTAATTAACGACATGACTCGTGGTATAAAAGAACAAGAAAGATTGTTAGCGACACTAAAAAGCGACCCAGAACTCGGAACTATATTTGACGACATGGGCAGAGCACAGCTCCATAATGATCCTTCTCAAGTTTTCACTAGGTTGTATGGAAGAGGTCCACTTGTTCCAGGTGGTAAAACACGGGTTGCTGTTAATGTGCCTGCCCTTCAAAAAACAGTTCGAATACTTAAAGGTAGGAACGACGCTACATCTAGGCGAGTATTAGAAGATTTAAAAATGTATGCTGCAAAAGACCTTGATGATGAAGTTTCTTTAGGGTCTAAAAGCGTGAATGGTTTAATAAATCCTCTTGAGTTTAAAGAATACCTTACAACAATGGAAGAACCACTAGAAATTCTTTTTGGTAAAAAATTCGTTAAAGGGTTAGGTGACTATGAAAGAATGATTCGTTATTTAATGCCTAAAGGGGTTGGTAGTGGCGCAGGAGCAGAGGCATTCCAACAGGCTTTGAAACAAGCGGAGGCGGACGCTTTAAAAGTAGGTACAGACGTTACTCGTGCTTACATTGGTATTTTTACTCGTCCAGGAAGATTCTTAACTGCATTATTAAGACAAGTTAGCACGAAACAACAGAAAAGGTTAACAGATTTAATGTTGAACCCAGATAAAATAACCAGTGAGTATGCAGCGAAACAGTTTTTTGGCAATCCTTTTGTTCAAATGTTGGCTAGGCAATGGCCAACTTTTGTTTCTGGACCAAAAGCTCCTGGAGACGAACGAGGTTCTTCTGAAAAACTAGAGGAAGACATAGAACAAATGAAACCACAATTAATAGAAGAAAAAAGAATTACCTTTTTTAATTCGGGTGGGTCAGTTAAACTAATTCCACTGGAGTATGATCTATGATGATGCAGGACATGATGTATAGAGGAGGAAACCCATACATGGGAATAAACTCGATGAACCAGCTCGGCATGCAGCGACCTAGCCCCAACTATCCGATGTATACTCATGGTGGATTGGGTGGTATGTATGGTGGCATTTACGGTGGTGGTGGCTACGGTGCTGGAATGGGTGGTATGTATGGTGGATACAGTCCTATGCCAAGACCTTCACCATATGGCGGAGGACTTTCTTCAGGGTTCGGTCGTCAAATGTTTGGTCCAAATCCGTACGTTTATTCACAAGCACTGGGTGGCATGGGTCAAAATTTTCAAATGAATCGGTTTCCACAAACTGACTTATACAACTTAATGGCAATGCAACAGGGTTCTTTTGATCCATATATGCAATACCAAACAGATGACACCGACAATGTTGTTACTCAAGATAACGGTGGTGGCGATGATAACGGTAATGGTCAACAACAACAATACGGTCAACAACAATACGGTCAACAACAATACGGTGGTTTCGGTGGCTACGGCTATGGTGGTGGTTACGGTGGTTTAGGAAGTATGGGTAATTACGGTGGTGGGTTTAGTCCATACGGAGGAATGCCTACTTATCCTCAGCAAATTCCTTATAGGCGTTTTTCCTATTAAGTTGTCTTCTCATAAAGTGGTTTAGGAAAGCCCTCCAAAAGTCTTTTTCATCTAACAGAGAACAATTAAAACAAAGATAAAACGCTTGGGGATTACCCATCGGTTTATGTACTCTGCTTATCTTGACTGGTTCTTTGTGGCAACAGTCGCACATGTTAACGTATCCAGTCTTTCCACTTTTCTTCGCCGAGGACTTCGGCTGCGATGTTTTGCTTTGCCAAAAGCGATTTAACAATTTTTTCATCTACTGTATCCTTACAAACAATATCGATATATGTGACCTTGTTGACCTGACCTATACGATGAGCTCTGTCCTCTGATTGTAGGCGCTTCTCAAGGTCAAAGTTGTTGGAGTAGTATATCACAGTAGATGCTGCGGTTAAATTAATCCCGTACCCACCCGTCTGTGTGTTACCAACCATAAACCTCAGAGGCGATTTAAGGTCTTGAAACTGTTTAAGGTATAGCCCCCTATCAAAATCATTTACATCGCCGTAATATGCGCCCACAGAGTCTTCTCCATATGTTTTCCGTATAGCTTCTAAGATACGGTGTATGTCGTGGCGGTAATTTGCCCATATAATTGCTTTACCTTCGACTTCTTCCAGTATATTCATTAATTCATCTAGTCTTTTTGACTTAACTTCCATGTTTTCTTTATCGTCAGTAGTCATAAACCCACAAGACAACTGATGTAAGCGAAGCATCTTAGTCAATACTGATGTCGCCGAAACCTGCTGACCTCCTTTCTCTTCGTCATATAGTTGAGTGATTGCGTACGCTTTAATTTCTTTATACGCCTTCTCTTGTTCAGGAGTCATCTCTATGTTCCGTGTCATGTATATCTTATCGGGCAGATCTAGGCAGTCTTTTTTCAAAACTCTTGAACTAAATTTTAGGAGTAGTTCGTTCAGCTCTTCTAGGTTTTTATAACCTACAACCTGTTTGAATGTTCTGCCTCCTGCCGTTCTATTCAGCATCTCAGCGTATCTTGCTCTGAAACTATAGTAGCTACTATACCCCAACAACTCAGGGTCTAAGAACTCACACTGCGTATAGAGGTCTAAAGGGCTACGAGTTACAGGAGAACCTGTAAGTATTCTGCGGTACTGTGCGTACTTAGAAAGTCGAACTATGCTCTTAGTTCTCCTAGCGCTTGGTGATTTAATTGTGGTGCTCTCGTCTACAGCGAACAATGCTCTTTTACCCAGTAAAAATTTTCCTGCAAATTTTGTGCCTTTTTGAGTACTGAACGCCTCAACATTCATCACGAGTATAGTAAGATCTATACTGTTTCCTAGTATCTCTTCTCTTTGTGCTTGGTTCTTCTTTGTTTCCGAAGGTGACCATTTATAAACCCGAGTTTTTATATAATCGGGCATGTGTGCAGGTATCTCACCGCTCACCCAGTTGTCGTACACGCCTTTAGGGGCTACGATCAAAGCACTATCGATCCTGCCCTTATTATATAGGATAGCAATATTGTCTAATAAGATTTTACTCTTACCACAACCCATCTCTAAAAATAAAGCATGGTCAATAGTCGACCAACAATCTTTCAGAACCCTGTCTTGATGATCATAGGGTTTTGTTTTATATACAAAGTCTAACATCTCTCTTATCTCTTATGCTATATACCTATAGCATAGGTATATTTTTTAGAAAGTAAAGGAATACATGTGACGTTGTCTTATATATTGTCTAGTTATAGCCAATAGCCCTCTAATAACTTTAGGCAATATACGTTTTGCCTAATAAAACTAAGGTTCTCAGGAAATGGCTATTGGACTATTGGCTGATATCGGATTTTTTTAAAACTTTTTTATATAATTGCCACGCTGAGTAATATATAATATTCTTTGGTGCCCAAAGGGTATCAGAAGAAACCCCCTAAATACCTTATCTTCAGCCCTTTGGACACTACTTCTAAAAATATTACGTTTATTCCTTTACTTTCTATTTAAGCTGACCCATACTTTATATCATACTTTAGATAGGAGAGAAAATACATGACAGTTTTTGTCATACAAGAACCTGACGCAAATAAAAACATTCTTTCTGCAAGTGACTTTGGAGAATTAGAGTTTGTATTACCCGCTAGGGAAAACATGATGTATAGTCCTGCACCTACGGTGGCTAGGATTAAACATGCGTTGAGGAACTTTGCTGACGAAGACTATCTATTATTAATAGGTGACCCTGCAGCGATCGGCGTAGCGGTACACATTGCTCTCCAGAATAATCGCCAAAAGGCAAAACTCCTAAAATGGGACAAAAGAGAGTACAGGTATTATCCTGTAGAGGTAGAAACATGAAAGAAGAAAGAACCGTACTAGAACAAATCGTAGAAGATCAAGAAATTAATGTCAGTGACGATGGCATACAAACTATTTCCGTCTTAGCAGAGGCTCAGCTAGAGCTAGAACAACAGATGGAAGAAATCAATAACCAACTAAAAGTTATAAAGGAAAAACACCGTAGGATATCAGAGGAGCAGTTACCTGAAGCTCTGAAAGAGGTTGGTATAGCAGAATTTAAGTTAAAAGACGGCACTAAGGTTAGCACGGCTACCTATTATAGTGCACGCATAACCCCAGACAATAAAGAAGAGGCTTTTGAATGGCTCCGTAATAATAATTTTGCGGATCTAATTAAAAACACAGTGTCGGTTAGTTTCGGTAGAGACGAAGACGGTGCTGCAAGGGAACTTCGTGACGAACTCAATAGGAATGGCATGAATACCGCTCAGAAAGAGTGGGTAGAACCCATGACTTTAAAAGCGTTCGTTAGGGAGCAGGTTGAAAAGGGTGTTGACCTACCCTATGAGACCTTTAATGTATATATTGGTCAAAGAAGCAAAATAATCAAGAGGTAATGAATCATGGAAAAAGAAACCATTGAAAAAGAACCAAGTAACCAAAGTTTGGCTACTATTGATGCTGCTGTATTAGCTCAGGACGAAGGCGCAGGACTCGAAAATGTCAGCGCTGATGACCTGTTAATACCTAGTCTTAAACTTGTTCAAAAAGGAAGCCCTTTTGTAGATCCTACAGAGAGCACCTACACAGAAGAAGTTAAGGTTGGTGACATCATTAATAGTGTGACAAACGAATTTTATGATGGCTCTGCTGGAATCACAGTAGTCCCTTCTGCTTATCGAAGAGTATTCTTAGAATACGTTCCTAGGGAAGCAGGTGGTGGATTAGCTGGATTTCATGAAGACCCAGCAATACTTTCGCAAACACATAGAGATGAGATGGGTAAGGACGTACTGCCTAGTGGCAACTACATCCAAACCACAGCAAATCACTACGTGTTGTTGGTAGAAGGTGAAAAATTCACACCAGTGATGATCGCAATGTACTCTAGTCAGTTGAAAAAATCAAGAAGATGGAACTCAATAATGGCTGGTCAACGAGTTATGAACGGTGGTAAGGCTATCGTTCCTGCTTCGTACAGTCATAAGTACCGTCTTTCAACCGTTGCTGAAAAGAACAGTAAAGGTAGTTGGTTTGGCTGGAAGATCGATTTAGTAGGACAAGTTGAGGATATTAACCTCTACAACGTCGCTAAAGAGTTTGCGAAAAGCACAACGGCATCCGAAATAGCTACAACAACAGCTCCTGAGGAGTCCTTCTAACTAAAGGAGTGGGAGGGGTTTTTACCTTTATTGCCCTCTCCCACTACCTTAACAATCAAAGAATATGACAGAATTATCGAAAAACTTTTATACACTTTTTAAGGGGTCAAAGAAAGCACACGGTACATTCAGTATAGAAAAAACATCAGACGTTAAGCAAAAGGGTGTTGGTAAGACAGTTAGGAGCGGTGGCGCAGAAGAGAAGCAGTGGCAAGCACACCTAGATGGAGAATACGGGCTAGGGGTTATACCGATAACAGAAAAGAATCAAGTTAGTTGGGGTTGTATAGACATTGATGTTTACCCATTAGACTTAGCGCACATTGTAAATTTAGTAGAACACCAGAACTTTCCCCTAGTAGTTTGTCGTAGTAAGAGCGGTGGTGCTCATGTTTTTCTATTCACAGAAGAGCCGATACCTGCAGGAGATATGCAGGATAAGCTAAGAGAACTTTCTGCTGCACTCGGACATGGAGGAGTAGAGATATTTCCTAAGCAAAGAGAAATACTAGTAGAACGAAACGATGTAGGCTCTTGGCTAAATATGCCATATTTTGGAGGAGAAAACTCTACACGATATGGATATAATCAAAAGGGTGAAGCCCTGTCCCCGCAAGAATTTTTAAACTTCGCAGAGTCGAGGAAGATAACACATAAAGAACTTTTAAACATTAAAGTACCAACAGTAGACGATATTCAAGGTGGTCCACCTTGCTTAAAGGTGTTATTGAAACAGGGGTTCCCAGAAGGAACTAGAAATAACGGTTTATTTAATGTCGGCGTTTATTTGAAGAAATCCATCCCCGACGAATGGGAAAAGCAGATAGAGGAATACAACCGTAAGTATGTGACTCCTCCGCTTCCTGCTCAAGAGGTACTTACCCTAATAAAAACACTACAGAAAAAAGAGTATAACTATAAGTGCTCGGACGAGCCTATACATTCGTACTGTGACCGCAACCAATGTTTGCGCTGTAAGTTTGGAGTAGGGGATAATCATGGAACGCCAACCTTCTCTAGTTTAGCAAAACTAGACACAGAACCACCACTATGGTTTCTTTCAATAGACGATAGAAGGGTAGAGCTCACTACGGAAGAACTACAGAATCAGTTGAGGTTTCAACGCATCTGTATGGAGCAACTAAATATGATGCCCCCAAGAATGAATGAAAAACAATGGCAGGCACTCATACAACACTTAATGAATAGTGGTATGGAAATAATTGAGGTTAGTAGTGATGCTTCTGTAGAAGGACAGTTTATGGAATTGCTTGAGTCGTTCTGCACAGACCTAGCACAAGCCTCAGTGAGAGACGAGATATTATTAGGTAAGCCATGGACGAATGAAAGCGTTACATATTTTAGACTAAAGGATTTAAAAGGCTACTTAATCAAGCATCGATTCACCGACATGGAGATCAACCAGATCGCCTCTAGGCTGAGGGACATAGGAGCAAAAAATAAGTTTTGGAACATAAAGAAAAGGGGTGTAAATGTTTGGTCTATCCCTGCTTTTGAATACGAGGCAACAGACCTTGAGATCCCTAACATGGACGAGGACGGATTTTAATGCAGAATATAGTTATTGGACCGCCTGGAACTGGGAAAACCACCTTCCTTCTGAGCAGGATAGAAGAATATTTAGAAGATGGTGTTTCACCTAACCGTATTGCGTACCTTACCTTTACTCGTAAAGCAGCAAACGAAGGGTTAAACAGAGCTGTCAAGAAGTTTGGCTTTGACCCAGACGAACTACCATACTTTAGGACGATACATTCTTTATGTTATCGTTGGTTAAATATGAAAAAGGCAGACGTTATAGGTAAGGATGACTACAGGGAGTTAGGCGAGATTTTAGGCGAAAGAATAACTGGTGGTTTCAGTAGCGATGATGGCATCGTCAAAGGATCTACCGTCGCTGACCAAATGTTATTATTAGAAAACACAGCTAGGAGTAAGGGCGTACCGTTAATGCAACAGTGGAAAGAAGCCTCTCCCGATTACAGTTGGATGCACTTTAATTGGCTTTGTCGTAGCTACGCTGAGTATAAAAAGTCTCGCTACTTAATAGACTACACCGATATGTTAGAAAAATTCCTTAAAACAAAAACAACACCCGAGCTGAAAGTGTTGTTTATTGATGAAGCACAAGACTTGTCTACGTTGCAATGGGACTGCGTAAAAAAGATTGCTGGTAACTCTGAGGAAGTGTATATAGCAGGAGACGATGACCAAGCAATATATAAATGGGCAGGTGCTGATGTAGATGAGTTTATTTCTTTGAAGGGTAAAGAGATACAACTCAAACAATCTTACAGGATTCCGAGCAAGGTACACAGTCTTTCTCAACAAATAATTAAGCGAAATAAAAACAGAAGACCTAAGGAGTGGTTATCTAAGGAAGACGAAGGTTCAGTAAATTTTCACACAGCAATAGAACACATAGAAATGTCAGAAGGGGAATGGTTACTACTCGCTAGGAATAACTATCTACTTAATCCTATAGAAGAATATTTAAAGACGGTTGGTGTATTATACGAAAGAAACCATAAGATTTCTGTTAGGCAAAGACTCTTGGACGCTATTAGGGGTTGGGAGATGTTGAGAAAAGGACAAGCTGTGCCTCTTGATGTTGTAAAGAATATATATTATTTTATGTCTGTGAACAAAGGTATAGAGAGGGGTAAAAAGAATTTAAAAAATGCAGACGAGGAAGGCATGTTCACTCTCGATAACCTTAAGAAAAATCATGGTCTGTTGGTAGAAAGTATTTGGCACGAGGCGTTTGACCGTGTTGGCATGCAAGAAAGAGAGTATTTGATTTCTTGTTTAAGGAAAGAAGAGAAGGTTACTTCCCCTCGTATAAAGCTCAGCACAATACATGCAGCAAAGGGAGGGGAGTGTGATAATGTTGTACTGCTCACAGATATGGCTAACAGTACTTGGAAAGAATTAGGTAAGAATCCAGAAAACGAAAACAGAACCTTTTATGTTGCTGTTACGAGGACTAAACAAAACCTACATGTAGTTCTTCCAAGAACACATAAAAACTTTACAATCGCCTACTAATTCCTTTACTTTGTAAAGTAGTTTAGATAGGATACTTTTAATAACTTAGGTATTTATTATGCAAACAAATATGATACAAGCATTCTTTGATTACATCAACGAGAGGCATGCTATTTATATTAATAAGTCTTCGGGCGCAGAGTTCCCTTGGACTGAAGACGAGATACTACAGACCTATAGCTTTTGTAATGTATTTAGGGAACTAGACACAGTCACCATATGGCTTCGTAAAAACTGGAGAGAGCCGTATGCCGACCACCCCAACCTTCCTTTCGCTATGGCGATGGCTCGTCAAATCAATTGGCCAGCAACTTTAGAAGAGATCGGCTTCCCTGAGGAATGGAACCCAGAACATGCTAAAAATGTTATGAGGGCTAGAAAACTTAAAAAAGAGAAAGTGTACACTGGTGCGTACATGTTGACGGGAACGCTAGGTGGTTCAAAAATCGATCAAACCATCGATAAAATACTAACCCCTCTGTATGAAAACCAACCTGAAATCTACTCCCACTCGTTAGAACAGAGTTGGAGAGAGTATTTAAAGTACAAGGGTTTTGCCAAGTTTATATCCTATGAAGTTATTACAGACCTAAGACACACTAAACACTTAGAAAACGCAAACGACATAATGACTTGGGCTAATCCAGGTCCAGGAGCAAAGAGAGGACTCAACCGTATAAGCGGTAAAGAACTCAATGAGCCTATGCACATTAAACGGGCTATAGAGGAAATGAGAGAGCTGTTACAATATTCTTTAAAAGAGCTCGAACCTTTTGTACCTGCCCTAGAGATGAGAGACATAGAGCACTCATTATGTGAGTTTGATAAATATGAACGAACCAGATTAAACCAAGGGAGACCACGTGCTAAATATCACAAACCTGTTTAAAACAGTAAAAGAAGACGAGCGATATCTCGTTGAAGACAACACACACCTAAAGACCATGGTTGTGAGTAAAACAACCCTAAAGCCTGAGAAAGAAACCACAGGACATTTCCACGAAGGACAGGAAGAAGTTTATTTATTTGTTAAGGGTAGGGGTGTACTAGAAACACACACCGAACTCATACAGGTGGTTGAAGGAGACGTCGTAGTCATAGACGATGGAGATTTTCATAAGGTTTCTAATACATCAGACACAGTAGACCTAGAGTTTATTTGTGTGTTTCCAGGAGAACGCTATGAACATTGAGTGGAGTGAAAAGGTTAATGGCTTTGTTAGACCAGACACACTAGACGAATACGTTTTTAAAGAAATAAAGCCGTCTTACAAGTGTTTAGAGATATCTCCAGGAGATGTTGTGCTAGATGTAGGCGCTAACATTGGAGCATTCACTAAGTATGCCTTAGAGTTAGGTGCAGAAGTTCATGCGTATGAGCCTGAAGAAGAAAACTATTTAATTATGTTAGAAAACATTAACTCACTTGACGCCATAGCTTATGCTAACAAGAAAGTTTTAACAGAACGGTGTGCGGTGGTGGGTGATGACAGCAAGTCTATTTCCCTGTATGTTAACTCTAAGAAAAACAAAGGGCTACACATGACTAGACCAGTTCGTGGTCGTGAAGGGGTAGAGGTAGAGGCAAAAAACTTTGATGAAATAATCACATCAAAGCAACCAAATAAAATAAAGATTGATGTAGAGGGAGGAGAGTACAGCTTTATGCCTACGGTCTTTCCTGATTGTGTAGAGAAATTAGCAATGGAACTACACTTTCAATACAACAAAGAGTGGAGAGGCATGGCAGTAAAGATACATGAAGACATGTTGTCGCAAGGCTTTTCCGTAATAAGAGAACCTAAATTCACAGGTGGTAATTGGACCACATTAGCGGGGTATTCAAGATGAAAGTATACATTCCAACAAGAGGCAGATCAAAAGACCAAACAACCCTAAAGTTTTTTCCTGAAGGACTAAAGGATAAAACAATATTAGTCGTAGACCACGACGAGAGAGATCAGTACGATGCTTACCCAAATGTATGGGTAATGCCTGAAGACTTGCCAAGCGGTATTTCACCAAAGCGAAAATATATTTGTGAGAATAGCGACGATCCTAAGGTGGTCATGCTTGACGACGACATACGCTTTTACATAAGAAAAGCATTCAACGACTGGCACTTGCGTTATTTAGAACCACACGAGCTACCAGCCATGTTTGGCGTTCTTGATAAGTGGTTAAACGATTATGCGCATTGTGGTGTGAGCGCTAGGGAAGGAAACAATCGAGTAGAAGACCTTTCCGTAGAGAACACTAGGTATATGCGATTACTCGCCTATAACATGGACATGTTGGACGGGGTAGAACTAGGAAGGACTCGGATTATGGAGGACTTTGATGTTAACCTGCAACTATTAAGGAAGGGTAAAAAATCTAAGGTCAGCTATTACTATGCGCAAGGACAAGGCACCTCTAACGCCGATGGCGGTTGTAGTGAGTGGCGAAACCTAGACGTACAGGCAGAAGGTGCGGAACTATTAGCTTCCCTACACCCTGACTTTGTAAGGGTGGTTGAAAAGAAAACTAAAGAGGCTTGGGGTGGAGGCACTCGCAAGGACGTAATTGTACAATGGAAGAAGGCATATGCAAGTAGTCAAAGTTAAGAATGTAAATCAAGCCCTCCCGTTAGGGATGAGCCTACTATATGAAGACGGAGTTCTTCGTGAGAGTCGAGCAGGAGACGTTATAGAATATCCTGGAGTCGTGGCGACAGTTTATGAAAAACCCACAGAAAGAGTATTGTTTAGCCCAGAAAGAGACGCTAACCCTTTCTTTCATTTCATAGAAGGTTTATGGATGCTTGACGGCAGGAACGACGTGGAGAGTATTGCACATTATGTCAAGCGCATGGGTAAGTTTAGCGACGACAGCAAAACACTGCATGGAGCATACGGACATCGATGGCGTTCGTGGTTTGGCAGAGACCAACTGCTTGAAGTCATAAACCGACTCTCTCTTTTCGAAGAAGACAGACGTGTTGTCCTAACGATGTGGGATCCTGAGAATGATTTTACTTGTATGGAAGAAGGTGCTAAAGATGTTCCTTGTAACACTCACGTTTATTTTAAAGTTAGGGACGGCAAACTACACATGACAGTCTGTTGTCGTAGCAATGATATGATTTGGGGTGCTTACGGTGCTAACGCAGTACACATGTCCATGTTGCAGGAATTTATAGCTAACGCTATCAAAAAACAGGTAGGAACGTACACACAAATCAGCGACAGTTATCATGCCTATCAAGACGTTTATGCAAACCTACTGGATAAAATTCCTCCCGTAGATGTCTGGAATTTTCATCATGTGTACAGCGATCCGTACAAACTAGACACCATACAGGCATATCCTCAGCTACTGTTAACCGACCACGTCAGTTGGTTAGAGACTAATAATCAGTTTCTATCTACAGTTTTCGACCACTCGATGGAGCCCGAAGCGATAAAAAAGTGGAACTACCACTCAAACCCAGCAAAAGAAGACCCGTTTTTTGTCAATGTCGCAGAACCTATCGCTGTTGCTTGGGAACACTACAAACTGTACAAAGAACTAGGTATAAGGGAAGAGATACAGAAAGCCCTATATGCGCTCAGTCCGTGCTTAGCTGGTGATTGGCGCAGAGCCTGCATAGAGTGGATAGAGAGGAGGGCTAATTAAATTTTACCGAAAAATTTTGTAAGAAAGTAAATGAGTAATCAAGACACAATAAACCGATGGTCGCATAGCCGTTTAGGAACTTATGAAAGTTGCCCTAAAAAAGCATTTTTCAGATACATAGAACACGTACCTGAGGAACAACACCCTGCTGCAGAGCGTGGTATTAAGATACACAACCTAGCAGAACAATATATAAAGGGGGAACTAAGTGAGATGCCTAGAGAACTATATCTCTTCTACGAGGGTTTTGAACAGCTAAGAGAAGCATACGAGGAGGGTGACGTCTCTGTAGAGGAACAGTGGGCTTTTAACTTGAGTTGGGAAAAAGCAGATTGGGACGGTGAGGACACTTGGGGTAGATACGTTATTGATGCTTTTGTTAAACAGGGCGATAACGCTAGAGTTATTGACTTTAAAACAGGTAGGTTCAAAGATAAAAATGAAGGATATAAGAACCAGTGTTCTTTATATGCCTGTTGTGTGTTTAACCGCTTCCCTGAAATACAGAATATAGAAACAGAGTTGTGGTATCTAGACCACCATAAAATAACTCGTTATCGCTTTAGTAGAGAAGACTTGAGCGATATACAAGAAAATTTTCACAACAGGGCACTAACCATGACCACAGACACAGAGTTTAAAACAGCACCATCTGAGTTTGCTTGTCGTTGGTGTTCTTTTACTAATATTTGTAAGGATAATTTTTATGCGAGATCTTAATTCTTTATATAAGGTCATGGACAGCGGAGACGTTAAGCGTTATCACACAGTCGCAACACTAGGGGAGCAAACTAACGCTACTCACTGTTGGGGTGTGGCGGTTATTGCACTGTATCTATACCCAGAGATCGATAAAGGTCTTTTATTGAACACACTACTGCATGACGTTGGTGAAATAGACACAGGAGATATACCTGCTACTGTTAAGTGGGCTAATCCAGAATTAAAACACAGACTAGATGCTATCGAAGACAAGTTGATGCAGGAACTGGGAATAGACTACAAAATAACAACTAAAGAGAAAAAGATACTGAAACAAGCAGACATGTTTGAACTACTCTTCTTTTGTTTAAAGCAAAGAAAACTAGGTAATAGACATGTTGGTCGTATTTTCGGCAACGGGGTTGAAAAGTTGTCCGATGGAAATTTAAACGGTCGGGGTGAAAAACTACTGGCTAATTTAGTAACACTATATGGAGAGATATAATGGAACCAGAAAACCTTAGAAAATTAACAGAAAACGATATTGAATGCCTAGCTAAAGCTGAAGAGTCATACGGTGACTCTTGGAAAAAGCGTGGTGGCGTAGGTGCATTCATGATGTTAGCTCGTAAGTGGGACAGGCTTGAGAATAAAGCAGATGAGTACGGTTGGGACGTTTTTGAGGCAATACAGGACGACGATAGACCCGAAGGTATATTAGACGACATCCGAGACCTCCGTAGGTATCTACTACTGGTCGAAGAAGAGATGCAGAGGGAGACAGAGATGCGTAAACCACTTCCTCAAGAGATAACTGAGGGCATAACCCTACCTAAGTTTGAGGCGTAGAGTGTTACAGACACCAATGTTTCAGAGCGATTCTGACTGGGCACCGCCTTCTATTCTTCCAGATATATCACAGGAAAAAGAGATAGCCATTGACCTTGAGACAAGAGACCCGAACCTAATTAAAAAAGGTCCAGGCTGGGCAACAGACGACGGTGAGGTGGTGGGCATAGCCGTAGCCACTAAAAACTGGTCGGGCTATCTACCCATCAAACACGAAGGTGGGGGAAACCTAGATAAGAAGTTTGTTTTGTCTTGGTTGAGTAGGGTATTGAGCACAGAAAGTGATAAGATATTTCATAATTCTTTGTACGATGTTGGTTGGCTACGAAGAACAGGGGTAAAACTAAACGGTAAGATACAAGACACCATGATTGCTGCACCTTTGATAAATGAAAACAGAAATCGTTACTCTCTAGATTCTCTTGGAGCCGAGTATTGTGGCGAAAGGAAAGACGAAACACTGCTCAAGAAAGCAGCACAGGATTGGGGGATAAACCCTAAAGCTGAGATGTGGAAATTACCAGCTAAGTACGTTGGTAGTTATGCAGAACAAGACGCAGTCTTAACACTAAAGTTGTGGCAAGAAATGAAAAAAGAGATAGAGAAACAAGGACTTAGCCAAATTTACTCACTAGAGAGCGGACTTTTACCGTTGTTAATAGAAATGCGTTGGCGAGGTATCTTGATTGATCAAGACAAAGCGGGACAAACATCAGAACAACTAAAGGTTAAAGAAAAAGAGGTTCTCAAGGAAGTTAAAAGGCTCTGTGGACTCGACATAGAAGTTTGGGCTTCAGCATCGGTCGCTAAAGGGTTCGATAAACTAGGAATCAGTTATCCTAGGACAGCTAGGACTAATGCCCCTAGTTTTACTTCGCAATGGCTAGAAACTCATGACCACGAGCTACCTAAAGCGATTGTAAGGGCTCGGAAGTTAAATAAGGTGCGTACTACCTTTATCGATAAAATGGTATTCGAGCACTTACATAAGGGGCGTCTACACGCACAGATAAACCCTTTACGGTCTGATAACGGCGGTACGGTCACAGGACGGTTCAGCTATAGCACACCAAACCTACAACAAGTACCCGCTAGAGATCCTGAGCTCGGTGAGTTAGTTAGGGAACTCTTCATACCTGATGGCGATGCTTATTGGGGCGCATTTGACTACAGTCAACAAGAACCTAGACTAACGGTTCACTATTCTTCTCTGACCAAACAAGCAGGGGCAGAAGAAGCAGTTAAAGCATACCAAGACGATAATGCAGATTTTCATCAAATAGTGGCGGATATGGCAGGCATTGATCGAAAGAAGGCTAAGATGATTAACTTAGGGCTTAGCTATGGAATGGGAAGACAGAAACTAACCATGTCGCTAGGTATATCGGAAGCAGAAGCAGAACAGTTGTTCGCTAAATATCATCAACGAGTGCCTTTTATAAGAGGGTTGACTAACGCCTGTATGCGTAAAGCATCAAACAAGGGCTTTATAACCACTCTCTTAGGTAGGAAGTGTCGTTTTAACCTATACGAGCCTCAAGGGGAAAGAGGCATCCCTCTGCCCTATGACCAAGCAGTAGCTAAGTGGGGTGAACAGGGGTTAGGTAGAGCCTTTACCTATAAAGCACTAAACAGACTAATACAGGGTTCGGCAGCAGATATGACTAAACGGGCGATGTTAGATTTGTGGAACGAGGGGTATGTTCCTTATGTACAAGTACATGACGAACTAGACCTCGCAGTATCAAATAAGAAAGAAGCAGAGAATATAAAAGAAATCATGGAACAGTGCGTCAAGCTGCAAGTACCAAATATTGTAGATGCAGAAATCGGGAAAAGTTGGGGGAAAGCAACACAATCATACGAGGAGATATTTAAGTGAAAGGAATAGATGAGTCAAGTGCTTCGTTTCATAGAGACAGAAACTCAAAAATCTACTATGAGTACACGAACACAAAACAAACACTGGAACAACTTGCTGATAAGTACGGAGTCACGAAACAGAGAGTTTGGCAGATTGTCAGGCGCTGTGAGATGGGTTCTGGAGACTATTACAAAGGTTTTGAAAACTATAGAGATAAACAAGATTCCCTAAAAGAACTAGGGATCCCTGAGGAGCAGATGCATAAACTTCTTCGTAAGTGGATGAGCGAAAAGTTTGATATCAAGACTATAGCTCTCAAGAATGAAGGAGAATAATCTCTGGCAAAGCCTTAAAAGAAATCTTTCAAAGCCACTTTGGCAACGTATAGAAACAGGAGGCACAGGAAGAGGTATCCCAGATGTTTTTGGCGCATATGACGGGGCTTGTTGCTGGGTAGAGCTAAAAGTAGCTAAAGGAAACAAAGTTCTTTTAAGACCTGAACAGGTTGCTTGGCTTATAAAATTCGGTCAAACTGGGCTTCCTACCTATATACTAGTAGGTACTGATAAAAGAAAAATGTATCTTTTTTCAGGACTAGAGGCAATAATTGTAAAAGACGAAGGTTTAAAAGCAGAACCATTGTTGTTGTTAACTGCTCCTTACGATTGGGAAAAACTTCAAGAGGTGTTATTTTCTCAGAAGAAATAGACATTGAAGAAATAATGACGCTGTACTCAATGTATAGAGAAGACTCGGACATGATGTTGCAAATTGTTCTTTTCGCACTAAACCGATACCCCAGTGAAATAGAAAAAGGACTAGGGATTACAGAACAGTATAGAGAGCGATTAGAGCACGTAGCTGTTAAAATGCTTGCCCCCGAAATTCCTGAGTCGAAAAACCTAAACTAACAGACTCCTTTACTTTTTTAATAAACCCTTATATCATAAGGGTATGTATTATTTTAGTAATTATTTAACAGACGAGCAACTCGAAGCAGAAGAAAGCAAGGGTCTTTGCCCCGTATGTAAAAAGAACCAAATAAAAGGCACACAAATAAAATATTGTAGTGCTGAGTGCAGAATACTTTCCCACTATAGTCGTAATTTTCCACCCCAAGAACCTGTAGATAGAAACTGTGTTGAGTGTGGTGTTGAGTTTACAGGAACAGGGTTCTACTGTTCCGAAAAATGTGATCAACAAAACAAACTAAAGAGGCATCAAAATCCCTTTAGTGAGTATGGAACTAAAGGTAATAAAAAACAGAAGAAAGAAAAACATAAGAAAGAAGCACGATATGGTCTAGGCGACCCTACATGGATGCACGGCAGTTTTATAGGCAACATACCTGACAATGTTCGATACATTGTTGCTTCAATACCCGACGAACCTTACACGCAGGAAGACATGCAAGAAATCGATAAAATAATAATCGAAGAACTCTCCCCCGTAAGAGCAGAAAGAGTTAGATATCGAAGATCAGAGAAACAAGCTACAGAGCACAGAAAACAAAAAGCTCGGAAAGCCATAGGCTGGGAAAAAGGCTTGAAGTTCGACTATAAGAAAAGAAGATTCTTAAAAAGTTGAACTCGTTTACTTTGTACCTAATCTAAGTAAACTATATACCTACCTAATTTTAATAAAGGAGAACGTTGTGAAAACAAAAGAACTCAAGAAGCTCATGAAAGAGTGGAAAAAACGACCTGGAGAAATGTCTTTAGTAATAAAAGGCACTAATTTAGGAGACAAAATACGCTGGATGACTTGGCGAGACCAACACGAAGCTATTCTACCCTTAAATAACGTCAAGGGTAAGCGCCCCAGCTACGAAGACTTTATAGAACTACTGTCGAATGTAAGTATACAGTACTACCCCGACGATGCGATACGGGAAGACGGAAAGCATCTTGACTCGGAAGTCTGGAAGCTGGAACTAACAGCTATAAAACAAGAGCCACAAAAATATTTTAAAAGCCATGGGGGATCAACAGCCTTCAAGCCTCAAGAGGAAACAGAATGAAGTTTGACCAGAGGCTACTCTGGACAGAAGACGACGACGAAGGATTAGAAGAAATTTTGGCTCTTGCTAGGGTCATTTCTAAAATCTGTGAAGTCACCATAAAAAATCTAGATATGGAAAAAGAATTAATTCCTCCTGCTTTGTTGTTTTGTGCAGTTTCTGAACTACTGGGCTATGCCGACGTAGATTCACAAGACCTAATGAAAGATGAAGAATTAAAACGTCAAATGAAAGTTATCCTCGATGCTGCGTTTAGAGTCATGCGAGGACAACCACTAGCATTAAATTGATGTTCCTTTACCTTCAAGTAAAGCGGTTATATGCTAGTTTAATACTTATTATAAAGGAGAAAGCAAATGGTATTAAATCCAGAAACAGCCTCATATTCGCAGTACATAGCGTATGAAATACAGGGCTTACTAAAAAAATGTATTGACAAAGCACAAATAAAACACCACTTTTTTGCAACACCTCAAGAGCCATTGATTGGCGAGGTTGGTCATGTTGATGACTCAAAGTCTGATTGGGTAAGTGGACCATTCATTAAAGAAATATACGTCAAGGACGTCTACGGAAAGTCTTATAAAATCACTATAGAAGACTGGAAGGAAGACGTTGATGTTTAATCTACTAGGTCGACTTATCTATTTTTTGGTGACAGCGTTTTGTGTTTGCATCTTTTTAATAGAAGTTATCTTTTAGATTGTCCTTTACTTTAGGGTTTTTCAGTTTTACTATAATAGTAGTTAATAATAAGTGAATATTATGGCACACGACGAGATGAATTTTATAAAGCAACCCAAGCATGGTCGCTCCAAGATAGAAACTCACGAGCAAGGCGAAATACGAATGCTGACTCGTAAGGTCTATGAGCTGACCGTAGAGAACGGTACGCTTAAACAAAAAATAGCAAAACTTAAAGCGACAAGGTAGATTTTACGTTAGTTCACCTTTAACTACCTTGTTGCTGGTATGCGGTGGTTTTTTACTTTATCATTTTTCACTACCGCATACTCCTTTACTTTCTAATTTTTATTAGTTATCCTTAATTTTTATAGGGTATTTATTATGAACATATTTATATTAGATGACAATCCTCGTGCTTGTGCCGAGTACCACCTCGACAAGCATGTTGTCAAAATGCCGTTAGAGACTGCACAACTGATTTGTACAGCGCACTGGATTACTCATTTTTTCGGGCACATACCCCAAGCTATCGACAGCTATGAAACCAAAAAACTACGGGAATACTCTAGCGAGTACGACATTTTTCCGTACAAGCCTGTGATGCCTAATCACCCTTGTTCTATCTGGGTTCGTAGCTCTATGCAAAATTACATGTATCTCACGGCACTAGGCATAGCACTAGGTCGTGAGTATACACACCGATACAATAGAAAGCATAAGTCTGCTGAGCTATTATACGACCTACCCAGTATTAAACTACCTGACGATGGTCTTACAGACTTTGCTCAGGCTATGCCCGACGAGTATCGCAACTCTGACGCAATCACTGCCTACCGATCGTACTACCGAGGCGACAAAGCATACATCGCTAAGTGGACTAAAAGAGATACGCCATGGTGGTTTTAATCCCCTTTACTTTCTAGTTTACTTTTTATATGGTATAAGGGTAATTAATTAAATTAACGGAGTATATTATGGACTACGATGAGTGGCAACAAAAAAATACCGACAAGTGGAATCAAATCTTAGACGACCTTCGAGAGTCAGGCGAAATAAATATGTTTGGCGCAGTGGGTTGGCTAGTAGATAACTACGGTCTTGAGCGATCAGAAGCAAGTAAGGTTTTTGAGAACTGGACTAAAACTTTCGGTGAGCGACATGGAGCCGTTTGAAAACATACAAGACCTTGTTCGTGACATGAATAAAGAAATAAAAAGTGGCACGGGCGAGGTCTACTACACGGACGAGAACGGTGTCAACAAGGAACTTAGCTACGTTGAAGACGTCGGTAATTATAATATCGCTTGTTACGTGGCTGGTCAAGAAGTACCCGTCGGCTACGTCAATGTTGGAGAGCTTGTAGATGGGTAAAATGAAAGCATGGCTACACGAAGTTACAGACTCTTTTTACGACAATGGAGCCAAAGCTACCGCAAAAGAGTATAATATCAGTGAACAAGAAGTAATTGATGTTGTTAATACTTGGGAGGGTAATGAACCATGGGAAGCGAAAAAACTAACCGATACGTCGTCGAAATAGCAGTACCGACTGTAGAAACTTATGAAGTGGTTTCAGAAATACCGCTAACAAAGGAAGAAATAGTGAAAAGAACACAACACAGAAAGCCTCAAGATATAAAATACAGCGAGGCTATACCTACTGTTCTTGTCATAGAAGGGGTTATAGAGGATGAAGAAAACTAGAGGATTTACTTGTGGAGCATTCGACCTACTGCATCCTGGGCACCTATATTTCTTCAAAAAAGCAAAACAAAAGTGTGATCATTTAGTTATCGGACTACACACAGACCCAACAATAGACCGCCCCGACTCAAAAAACAAGCCATGTGAATCGACCTACGAACGTTGGCTGAGGCTCGACTCAGTGAAGTATGTTGACGAAATTATCCCGTACGATACCGAATCTGATTTATGGAACTTGTTGCAAATGCTAGACCTAGACTTCAGGTTTTTAGGCGACGACTACAAAAATAAACCATTCACAGGAAAAGAACTGCCCATCAACATAGAGTACATCAGTAGGGATCATGCTTATTCTTCCAGTGGCTTAAGAAAAAGAATAGCAGAAAACGAACGGTGGCGCAAAGAACCTACATAAACATTAAACCGATTGTCCTTTACTTTCCACTTTACTTTTTATATGCTATATGGGTAAATTAAATAATATATAGAGGTGACTAATCTTGAACAAAATAACTAAAATCGAGAAAGGGAACAGACCCAGACGGGTTAAACTAATGTCTGATGAGCTCTTTGCCATTGGCGAAAAACTACACGACTTCGGTGAAGGCGAACTGCGTTTTTTACAAATCCTGATAGACGGTATTATTAACGGTCGGAGGAAATAAGCAGCATGGAAAAGCCAAAAAAGAGATGCTGTATATGCAGTAGTGAAATCAAGCCTGATGCACACGGTTGGGCTGGAGGGTACAACGCCTACCCTGTAGGGAAAGGGTCAGCGTGTCACGAATGTAATCACTGGCTCGTTGTTCCTGCCAGACTGGCACAACTTAGAATGGACGATATAGATCGTGAAGATAAGGCTTGAGGACAAGTGTTTAGAGTGTAATGCCCCGATTACTTGGGGCAAACCACTCGACACAGGCAATGGGAATGTTGGTGAAACTTTTCAGATAGACAGCATGGATATAGTGCGTCGAGCATATGAAGGTGGTCAAACATACTCCCTCAAAGAAAACAGCAACGTGTTCAGTACGGTGTGTAGTGCGTGTTGGTCAGACACCGAGTATGAAAATCCCGATAAGTATCAATCGGTTACGTCAGACAATGCCGACTATTTCGTGCAAGGAGAAGACGATGGGTAGGTCAAAACGATCTAAATATTCCCCTTTACTTTCCACTTTACTTTATTTATGCTATATAGGTAATTAAATAATAAAGGTGAAAATTATGAGCACATTTTTACAAGACGCACAGGACGAAAGCCTGACCATGAATTACAACGGGAAGGATATCCCTCTTGCTTATTGGAACTTAGTTATGACAAAGCGAGATTTATCCCTCTGGTGTAAACTTGGTATGAAGCCAAATAGACATTGGAAAGTAACAGACGTCAAAAAATACTTTGATATAAAAGGTACAAGGGAAACCCTGTACGACAACTTTATAAAAAAGTATGGCGTACTTTTAGGGGAGCAGTCATGACTGAATCTATAACAACACGGTTATTAAATAAATCACAACTCACCGAACAAGAGAAAAACCGCTTGGTTGGTGAAATCTGTGCAGAGTATGAACGCCTGAGGTATAACGGCAGTGAAAAACAAGTGATGCGTATATACCACAGCGACAGGACAGGTGCCGAAGACAACTACATCCGAGAAAAAACTGGAAAGTATTTTAGGTGTGGTTCTGGGTTTGCTTCAAACCTTCAAATAGGGTACTTAGCTACACTCGGTGAAGTATTACGGGAGAACGCAGAATGAGTACTAGAGCAGTTTACCGTTTTGTTAAGGAAGACGGAATAAATGTCTACACAGATATCTATAAACACCACGATGGCTATCCTTCGGGAGCTGTGCTTTGGATTCAGAACGCGATCGATTATGAGAAAAAGCAACGGGAAAACCTTTTTGAAGACCACTCGGGCGACTCCTACCCTGACCGTAGACTTCATTATGCAGACCGACTAGCTATTTCCTTCTTACTGGGGAATACTGGCTTTCGCCAATTTACTGAACCTGAAATAAACTCAGACGCTGCATTCATTTATACTATACGTGTCTCGTACCAAGACATCCAGAACATTAATATAGTCTGGTGCGACTTTGAGAATGAGAACCAGTGGGATGGTACTTTTGAGGAAATGTGCGAAGTATACAAAAACGTACGTGGGGAGAAGACAGCATGAAGATACTGGGTGTAATTATATTTTTAGCAGGAATGTTTGTGTTTAGTAGTGGCTTAGTGTTCTTGGACTTAGCGTCCCTGCCTTTGAAAAAAGACCTATACACCATAGATGTGCTGGGGCTTTTTAACAATATGTTTTCATTAGACCCCTCAACAGCAAGTTTTCAGTCTATACTGTCTGCGTTGTTTATATTGATGGGTTGCTTTATCTGCTTTGCAGGAACTATATTAATGAGGAATGACGATGGATCTATTTAAAGGAAGAGCCAAAAACTACCCAGTGCGGATTAGAGAATGGGATGAACGCACCGACAGAGATTGGGAGGACACGGAAGTGATAGGTAGACCTACCCGAGCTTTCGGTACTTCTGTGTTTGAGTACGCAGGAAAAACCTATGAACCTCACCCCTGGGAAGAAAACGAAGACTTGGAAGATTTAAAAAAGTATTTAGAGGATTGGTTGACCGTAGAATACGACCGACCCGTAAAGTTCACTTTTTGTTTATGTGGGCTTTATGAATACTCTTGGGATGAGATACCTCATCATTCGGATACCGTACCAACTTACAACGACCTAGTGGTTGGTGTTTCTTACGGTTCACCTAGAATTTTAGAGTGGCTGACCTACCGAGGCGATATTAAAGCAGAAACCAATACCAGCAAGACTCACTTTATTAAGTACGATGAAGAGATCGCCGACTACTGGGAACCAACTAAAACCAGCTATTTATTGGAAGATGGTGACGTCTACGTGTTCGACGGACATAGCCAAATGTGCTCGACTCATGCGATTCCTCCTCTCGTAGGTACGGGGTCTAGATACAGCCTAACCTTTAGAACAGGCATCTAGTTAATCTTTTACAACTCCTTTACTTTGTAAGCCCTGCGGGTTATGCTATAAGGGTAATAAATAATAAAAGGTGAAAACTATGGAAACTGTAAGAGCAATGGTCATAGACCCTAAGAATAAAGAAACTAAAGTAATTGAACTTTCAGCAAAACCAGACTACAAGGAGTGGAAAAAACTTATGGGGATCGACAGCCCTGTAGATTTAGTACGTCTTGAACGGTTCGCAGGTCCAGACCAAGAAATAGTGACGGGCTTAATTGTTGACGACGAAGGACTACTTAAAGAAAAGAATTACTATTTTTTGCCCGAAGACTATCACTCACCCCTCGCTGGAACTGCGTTATTAATATCGTGGGATGACGAGTGTGAGAACGGTACGCTCGTAGACCTAGTGCTTCCGTCAGGCGGTATTCGCTGGGCTAAGGATGATTTTAAAATGTCTCCCGAGTTTGTCTTTGTAGACACTACTGATCAGGAGAAGTTAAACTAACCAGCATCGTACTGATGTAGTTTAGGATCAGGCTTTTGGGTTTTATACTATATGGGTAATAAATAATAAAAAGGTGAATTAAATGAACGAAGAAAAACCTGGATTTGTACAAGTACTGGAAGACCGAGGCTATGAATTCCTTAGCCGTAGGTATGGTGTAGGAGGCTGGTTCTTTAAAAATAACAACCTCTACAAGTATTTAGCAACTCAACGCTGGGCGCATACTGCCGAAGGCAACTTACGGGATGGTAGAGTTAGGTCGTGGGCTAGGCTTACGAAGATTACTCACTATAACTACCTGAGCCATTACATCCCTCCGTATATTTATAAAGAAGTAATCGGGAGGAGTTTAAGATGAAACAAAAATTTAAAAAACTTCCCGAGATAGGCGACACTGTTGTCTGCTCTGACTGTAGTGGTAAAGGTTGGTACGCCATGTCTCCAGCTACTGGTGACGAAAACTACAACGACCATTACCAAACCGATCATAACTGTCACAACTGTAACCGTACTGGAGAGATGGTTGTTGTGGGTTTTAGTAAGTACGGAATCGAAACAGCACCTCCTGAGTCCGATTGGGTGTACGGTGAGGATGGAGATTACAGCTAATGAACGGAGAAATAAAGATGAAACAAAAATTTAAAGATGGTTGGGAAATAATACCTGCTGATTCTAAGGCTGGGTTATTCATGGAAGAAGACTGGGAGGAAAGACTCTCGCCCATAATAGATAAAGAACAGCAAATTATTTACAATATGCTTAAATTATTTATCCCTGAAGAATACGGCTATTACTTTGATGAAATCCACGAGCACGACGAACCTGAAGACATACCTCATGGTGAAGGGGTGTGGCGAACGGTCTATAGTACTCCTCTCGGATTTTATTATAAGGCTGGTGAATACAACATAATAAATACTGCTTCAACCGAAGAATATATTTACTACGCCATTGGTCTACATGGTTGCAGCCTTCAATCTGCCCTTACTGAATATGTTAGGGTGCCTAAAGAACAATACTGGGCTAGGAGTTACACCAACGCATGAACGAACAAGAATATCATAAAAAATACCCCTTTCAAGAGGCTACTAGCGAAGACTACGATAAGGAACTAACAACTCAAATAACCTTTAGGTTTCCTGAAGTGTTAAGGAAGCGCATGATGGGCGAGTATCTGGAGTTTTACTACGACGAAGAAAGTACCTATGTTGAAACTATAGGGGAATGGTCTAATGCGGGTATGTACGTTCTCCGTGGTAAACGGTATTCAGATATGGAACTATATGATTCTGCCGTGGCGTATTTTGAGCTTCAAATTGATCAAGTTTAGTATCAAGCCGTTGGGTTTTATAATATAGGGGTAATAAATAATAAAGGGGAACACTTATGAATAAAGAACTTATAGATACTCGGTTAGTAGCTAAACTCATGAATCAAACCGCTAAAGAATGTGGTATGGTTCGGGTTTATAGTTGTACTGATACTCTTTGGTGGGGTAAGGTATACGAACTAGAAAAACGGGGCGCTATATATCCTGCGTATAACTATAGAAGGTTGGCTAAATGCTATAATTTTCTAGACGATCGTTTTATAGACGAACTCACTAAAAAGGCTAAAGCCGAAGGTTTTGATTTGGCTGATTCCTCACTTAACGCTTATAAACGGAAATCAAAGGTGCGTAATCACTCCTGCCCTAAGTATAAAAAGAAACTTAAACACTATTTTGATAACTGGAAGCAGGATAGTAGAATGCCTGTAGCCCGTATTATACCCAATACTGAAAATGCGGTTTACGTTAGGCTGATCGCCCACTTTAAGAATAAGGTATATTCGGTTAAATCAATAAACCCTGCTTCAAAAATAACTACGGGGATTTGTTATCTGGATATGCCCCGCTTGGCTGAAATGGTTAATTACTATATAGAAAGTGAACACTGGGAAGAGGTCACCGAAGATTGTACTTTTGAATTAACCCGTATACAAACAGGAAAAAAGGTTATATATACCTACGAAGAACTGCTTAAGTTTTTCGCTGATTCTAAGTAAACCTGTTCACGCCCCTTTACTTTTCTTGTAAAAGGGCGTTGTTGTTTTTTAACAACTGATTCTGCACTGTTCATTGGCTGGGGCAATACCCTAAGGAGGATGGAAGCCCCTGTTGTTAGTGGGCTATTTGCGTATTAGTGTTGGAGAGTGGGAGAAATGTTTTTAAAAGTTAAATCAAATCGTGTTTTAGCCAATAGGGCAATAGTGTTTGAAGTAAGTATTTGAATAATAAGAAGAAATGTTATATTGGCTAGAGCTATTGGCTGAATATTGCCTAGATTAGCCAATATAATTGGGTATATTTTGGGTATGTTTTACAAGACGACATGTAAACAGTCTCATGGTTCTGGAACCTCTGTATCCACTGTTGTATACTATAGTTGTTCTGTCTCTTGGAGCTTGGGTCTCCTCTAAGATTCTTCGGCTCCCCGTCCCAAGAGCCAAGAATCTCTTACAAGATCGATAAACAAGAAGAAAAAGAGACAGAAACAGAGATCTTCTTCTTGTTCTTCTTGGTTCAAGGACAAGAACCAAGAGCGATAATCGATAATCATGAAGAACAAGAACATGAACCATTGCTCTTCTTCTTGTTCTTGCTCCTTGTTCTTCTTCTTGCTCACAAGGGCACGGGCACGGGCTTTTCTTCCTGTTTATGTTCTTTATCTTCTTTTAGAAAAGGGCTTTACTTTCTAGTAGTAAAGGGGTATCATATCTTTACTAACTAATAACGGTTAGCAATTAACTTAAAAAGGTGAACTACATGCCACAATTAAGTAAAGCTGAAAAAACCGCAGTTAAGAAGGTCAAGGCTCAAGCTTCTGCTAAAGTAGAAGTTAAGGGTATGGGTGGTTTTCCTGTTACCGCTACTATTAAAGCTACAGGGAAACAACCAAGAGCTGGGCACAACCAAGATTGGGTTGATGCTTTTGATGGTCTCACCATTGGGGATTTCATCGCTATTAAAAATAGTGATAAAATGCTCGGTGGATTTCAACGAGATACATCGGCTCTACGTTACTTCGTCAAGCACGGCTTCGTAACTATAGGGTAATCCCAAGAAGTCCCTCTTACTTAGGTAAGGGGGATTTTCTCTAACCGATAATCCCCAAGAACAAGAACACGAACCAAGATTCTTCTTCTTGTTGTTCAGTATAAGCACAACAAGAAGAACATGAACTCACGCTGGGTATAATCCACTAGGTCTTCCCTTTACTTTTTACTACTATATAGGGGTATTAATAAACTATAAGGTGAAATTATGAACTATGTAATAAATGATAAGGTCAAATTAAAGCCTATATCTAAAGGCGCTTCAAGCACTTGGTGGTATGACGAGGAAACTAATGAACTGTATAAGTGGTTTCCACCAGCTTACCATGCAGGAACGGGGTATATTAACCGCCCCAGCTCTATTAGAAAGGTCACTGAGTTTAATATTGATAGTATGAATATCCCTAACTACGTTTTTAAACGAATGAAGACTAAATACTTAGGTTGGTCTTTATAATCCACTAGGTCTTCCCCCTAGTTTTTACTACTATAGTAGGGTAATAAATTACTATAAGGTGAAATTATGAAATATGTTAATATGTACCGCACCAGCAGGTGCTACGGTGGACCCGAAGAGGGAGGCTGGTGGTATACTCAGGGAGAGTTCATAAAGTGCTACGGCATGTACTCTTCCAACGGGGATGCTAATTTAAAGGTAAAAAGGCTACAAGAGTCCCTTACTTACGAACCCACCTATCACTCTGGGTACGGTGATCACGACGGTGTTGACCCTTCAGGTAACGGCGATGATGCCTACCTCATCCCAGGTGGCGCTTGGGGGAAGGACGAAATATCCTTCTTAGTTGAAGACCATATAGGCGCTAACTTCCCTCGCTACACACCTCGCTACGAGTAATCCCCCGTGGCTCATGGTTCTGGTTTACCTTACAGAACCATGAGCTCTAAACCTCGATAAAGATAAAGATAAACAAAACCAAACCCGAACTCATACTCTTGTTCATGCTCATGTTCTTGTTCATGCTCGCATTCGTGTGTATGTGGCTACCCCTTTACTTATAACTAGTAGTTATATAGTTTTACCTTATAACTAAATATTATATTTAAACCCCTTTACTTACCCGTTAAAAAGCGTACTATTATAGGTACTATTAAATAATTAAGTTTAATAGCGTAAATAAAGGTAAATAAAAATGGTAAATAAAACTAAAGGTACTAACGCTAACCTTACCGCTAATAGCGTAACTATAAACGGTACTAGCTACCCCTTAACCGCTACTATAACCGTAGTTAACGGCGGTACGGTAAACCCTAAAAACGCTTATATATTAAATAGCGTTTATAACGGGGCTACCGTAGCTAATATAGTACGGGCTAAAGCTAACCCTAGCGCTAAAGTTAATAACGCTTTAAGTACTAAAGCGTTAGCTAAAGCTAATATTAGTTTAGGTAGTAGCGCTAGTACCGTTTTAAGTAAAACGGGGTTAGGGTATTTTTTAAAGGGCGGTAAAATAACTATAAGCTAACCTTTAAACCCTAGCGGTAAGCCCCCTAGCTAATAACTAGGGGGCTTATTTTTTATAGGGGCGTAGGGTAGTAAAGGGGTATAAAAGTAAAGGGCTTAAAAGGGCTATAATTAAGCCGTAGGGGTAGCCCCGCCCCCCTTTATAGCATAACCCTGTAGCTATAGCTAAAGGGTAAGATTTGGAGAGGCATTCACCATGGATTTCGAATTTTTGCAAATTTCCTTTACTTCTTGTGCAAAATAAGCAAAAATATTTCTTGCAAAATTTTTAGGAGAAAATTATGGCAATCGGATTAACGAATTGGTTCAAAAAGACTTTTCTCGGTTATGAGGAAAAAACTGTTCGCAACCGCACAAAGAAAGGAAGGTTCGTAGCAGACGATCCTAAGACAAAAGACATAAACGAAGCGTACACTACTAAGACTTATAGAAAAAAGAAGTAATGTGGGCTTCCCATTTGAGATAATAACCATGCTTGGTTCTACTCTGCTGAGTAGTTTATTGAGCATTTGGGCGCAAAGTCGTAAAGCCAAGGCGGAAGAACAAAAACTCTTGATCACAAGAGGCGAGTTTGACATGAAAGCGAGGAAACAGTCGCTGGATCATGGCTTAAAAGACAAGGGTTTCGCTTGGACAAGGCGGATTATAGCCCTAACTGCCATATTTGCCATCGTTTTACTGCCAAAACTAGTCGCAGTCTTCTATCCACAGGTCGATGTAACAGTAGGGTACACGAATTGGATGCCTGGATTCTGGTTTTTTAAAGAAGGAAGGGAAGTTTTTGAGTGGGTGACGTTTCAGGGGCTTGTTATTACGCAATTAGACACGAATTTAGTGTCTGCAATCATTGGAATGTACTTTGGCGGGAGTTTAGTTAAGCGATGACAAAGAAAAACAAGGATAAACTGACTCCTAGACAGGAAAAATTCGCTCAAAGCGTGGCAAAAGGCTTATCCAAGACACAAGCAGCAATCGAAGCAGGATATTCGCCTAAAAATGCGCAAAAAGCGGGTACAGCTCTAGCCAGTGATCAAAATCCTAAGATAAAAAACAGAATCCAAGCGTTGCAAGACCGTGCAGCCGATTTAGTGAGCGTAAATCTAGGAACACACCTCAACGATCTCAAAGATATACGGGATGGAGCAGTTGGAGCAGGAATGTGGTCGGCAGCAGTCGCAGCAGAAGTCGCAAGAGGCAAAGCAGCAGGACTTTATGTAAGAAAAAGCGAATTAACCATCAATAAAGTCGAAATGATGACTAAAGAGGAGATTTTAGTCAGAATGAACGAACTTTACTACGAATCGGGCGGAGTATTGCCCAAAGGCGAGATAATTGACGTCCAAACAGATGAATAAAGACCTCAATAACCTTCCCGAAGATACATTAAAAGAGTATTACGAGCTTACAGAACGGTTCAAAGAGCTTAGTGAAGTAGAACAGTCGCAAAAAGAGTTTTTATCCTTTGTCAAAAGCCAGTGGCCAAACTTTATAGAAGGTCACCATCATAAAATAGTCGCAGACGCTTTTAACCGCATAGCCGACGGCACTTTAAAGCGATTAATCATCAATATGCCTCCAAGACATACAAAAAGTGAGTTTGCGAGTTTTTTACTCCCAGCGTACCTAATTGGGCGCAACCCTGCACTTAAAATCATACAAGCAACGCATACATCCGACCTTGCGGTGCGTTTTGGTCGTAAAGTAAGGGATTTAATACAATCCGACATATATAAACGTATTTTTCCCGATACGATACTAAACCCAGACTCAAAAGCAGCAGGAAAGTGGGAAACCATGGCAGAAAACCAACCGACGATACGAGGGGAGTATTATGCGGTAGGTACAGGCGGTGCGATCGCTGGACGGGGTGCAGACCTCTTTATTATTGACGATCCGCACTCAGAGCAAGACGCAATGTCAAAAGCAGCACTGGATGACGCTTATGAGTGGTATACCTCTGGACCAAGGCAAAGACTTCAGCCTGGAGGAGCGATAGTTATCGTTATGACTCGTTGGTCAGTTAAAGACCTAACAGGGAGATTAATCAAGGATATGTCTCGTAGTTCTCAAAACGATCAGTGGGAAGTCATTGAATTACCAGCTATACTGCCGAGTGGAGACGCAGTTTGGCCAGAGTACTGGAAAGTTGAAGAACTGGAAGCAATCAAAGCAGCATTGGGTAATGGACCGAAATGGTTTGCTCAATACATGCAATCGCCGTCTTCTGAAGAAGGTGCGCTAATTAAACGTGAATGGTGGAAAGAATGGGTAACCGAAAAACCACCCGAGTGCGAATATATTATACAAAGCTACGACACGGCATTTTTAAAGTCAGAAACTGCTGACTACTCCGCAATCACAACGTGGGGCGTATTTTACCCGCACGGACGCATAGGCGAAGATTTTTACCAAGGAGACGTTGCTCATCTCATACTACTGGACTCTGTGAAACAGAGGCTTGAGTTTCCTGAATTAAAGCGCAAAGCACTAGAACTTTATGAGCATTGGGATCCAGACACAGTAATTATTGAGGCGAAAGGAAGCGGAACGCCTTTAACACAAGAATTAAGGAGAATCGGTATTCCTGTTCAAAACTTTACTCCAAGCAAAGGCGCAGATAAGGTTGCTCGAGTAAACGCTTGTACACCATTGTTTGAGTCAGGAATGGTCTGGAAGCCCGACATGCACTGGGCGACAGAAGTTGTAGAAGAGTGTGCAGCTTTCCCTAACGGTGATCACGATGACTTAGTCGACTCAATGACACAAGCAGTTCTGCGTTTCCGCCAAGGTGGATTTGTTCAGTTAGCTTCTGATTATGAAGACTCATTTGACGGATATAGACACAGACAAATGGTTTACTATTAATGATTTTCTATGATAAGGTAATTTTCCATGGCGATTGATAAACAGCTTCCAGTAATGAACGGAGAAGTCCCACCTACTGGAGACCCACTTCCAATAGAGATAGAGCTCGAGCTACCAGACGGTGAAGAGATGATGCAAGAGGAAATGCCTCAAGCACCACAGTTCAACGAAAACTTAGCCGAATACCTAGACGACACAGTACTAAACCCATTAGGGAGCGAACTTGTCGGTATGTACGAAGAAGACAAAGAGTCTCGTCAAGAATGGTACGAAGCGTTTAGTAAAGGCTTAGATTTACTAGGAATTAAAACCGAAGAAAGAACGCAACCTTTTCAAGGAGCAAGTGGCGTAGACCACCCTATACTCGCAGAAGCAGTAACCCAGTTTCAAGCACAAGCGTATAAAGAGCTTTTACCTCCAGGTGGACCAGTACAAGTACAGGTTGTTGGAGCGCACGACCCTGAAATCGTAGGACAGTCTACTCGGGTTAAGGAATTTATGAATTATCAAATCACTCACGTAATGGAAGAATACGATCCAGAGATGGATTCAATGTTGTTTTATTTACCACTTTCTGGTAGCGCTTTTAAGAAAGTTTATTTTGATACGATGTTAGATCGTGCTGTGAGCGAGTTTGTTAAGGCGGAAGACCTAGTAGTCAGCTATTCTACTACTGACTTATCTACTTCGCCACGTGTTACTCATGTTATGAGCATGACTAAAAACGATTTGCTTAAAATGCAATTAAACGGCACGTACAGAGATATCGACTTGATGCAGAACCCTGGAGCAGTGACTCCGAACGATGTTCAAGAAAAAATGGAAGAACTCGAAGGACTTAGTTCTACATACACAGAGAATAATGAGCTCTACACTATATTAGAAATGCACGTTGATTTAAGGCTAACGGAAATAGAAGACCATGGATTTGCTTGTCCGTATATTGTAACGATCTGTGAAGATATGAATGAAATACTCGCTATTCGCCGTAATTGGGAAGAAGGCGATATGCTTTATAAGAAAGTAGACTACTTCGTTCAGTATAAATTTCTTCCAGGACTAGGCTTCTATGGGTTCGGTCTAATTCACATGATCGGTGGTTTAACTAAATCGGTAACAGCTATATTAAGACAACTTATTGATGCTGGTACTTTAGCTAACCTTCCCGCAGGGTTTAAAGCTCGTGGGATGCGAATACAAGGCGAAGACGAACCACTACAGCCTGGAGAGTTTAGAGATGTTGATGTTGCAGGCGCAACGATTAAAGATTCACTTTTACCGCTACCCTATAAAGAGCCGTCAGCTGTTTTGTCACAGTTGTTAGGTATCTTAGTTGATTCGGGTAGACGTTTTGCAAGCATAGCGGATATGCAGGTTGGAGACATCGGTAGCCAACAATTGCCTGTAGGAACTACCATAGCTATGCTAGAAAGAGGAACAAAAGTAATGTCGGCTATACATAAGCGGTTACACTTTGCACAGAAGAAAGAATTTAGACTTCTTTCTACTCTTTACGCTAAATACCTACCACCAGAATATCCGTACATGACAGACGGTGGTCAACAGGTTGTTATGGCGCAGGACTTTGACCAACGTGTTGACGTTTTACCTATAAGCGACCCGAATATTTTTTCAATGTCTCAACGAGTATTAATTGCTCAACAGCAATTACAAATGGCACAAGCTGCACCAGAAATACACAATATGCAAGAAGCGTATAGAAGAATGTACGAAGCGCTTGAAATTAAAAACCCACAAACATTGTTTAAAGAACAGCAGCAAGTTCCACCAAGAGACCCAATTAGCGAACAGCAAGCAGCGATGATGGGGCAACCGATTAAAGCGTTTGAGTGGCAAGACCACGAGGCGTATATTGAATCTCATTCTGCTTTTTTACAAAACCCTATGGCACAACAAAATGAAATGGTTGTGCAAATGATTAGTTCAAACATACAAGAACATCAATCGATGAAATATCGATTAGAAATTGAAGAAGCTATGGGACAACCGTTACCACCACTAGAACAGCTACAACAAATGCCACCAGAACAGGCACAACAAGTTATGAATCAAATTGCACAGTCTGCAACTCAAGCTACAGCAGAAGTAACGGGTAGAGCTCAAGCGGTTGCTGAAGCAGAAGAAAAAGCTAAGATGGATCCGATAATAGAGCTTCAAAAAGCTGAGATAAGGCAACGAGCAGTCGCAGCAGATCAAAAACGAGAAGTTGAGAAAGAGAAGATTGAGTCTCAAGAGGCTATAGCAGAAATGAAAATTGCTGCTGATAGGGAAAAGAACATTCAGTCGGCTATACTTGAAGCAGACAGAACATACGCAGATATTTTAAACAGTGTCCGAGAAGCGGACGAACGAACTAGAGGAGAATAAAATGCCTAAAAAGTCTAAATTGTATCCTGGACCGCAGAAAAACCCAGTCAAAATAAACACAGATGGCGACGGTATAGTAGAAGCAGTTAAAGGTAAGGTTAAAGGTGGCGGTGCTGCCACTAAAGGACTTAGCTTTATCCAATGGGTTAAAAAAGCAAGATAACTTATGGATTGGTTAACGGCGACTGAGTTTTTACTCAAACAGTCTCGTAAAAGACAGGAAGAGTTAAAAAATACTCTCGTTGGTGGTGGTGCGGCAGACTATACGCAATACCAACGCCTGATTGGCGAAATAACAGGACTAAACTTTATTGAAAACGAAATAATTGGATTACATAAAAGGATGGAAACACCAGATGAAGAATGAAGCGCAAAAAACTAAGAAGGAGATACCTCCTTTCGTTTCGAACTTTGGCTCTGAAGACACAGAACCAGAACCAACTAATTTTACACCAGATGACCTGATGAAAGACCAAAAGTTGTCAGAAAAACTACCTAAACCAACAGGTTATCGTATGCTAATTTTACCTTTTGCTCCTGCAGAGAAGACAAAAGGTGGAATCTATCTGGCTAAGCAAACTGTAGACCGAGAGCGTCTAACTACAGTAGTCGGCTACGTTGTAGCCCTTGGACCAGATGCCTATAAAGACCTAAATAAATTTCCTGAAGGCGCTTGGTGCCAAGAAGGAGATTGGGTCATTTTTGGACGCTATGCGGGTGCTCGAATCCAGATTGAAGGAGGAGACTTGCGCCTTTTAAACGACGATGAAATTTTAGCATTAATAGACGATCCTGAAGATATTCTTGGGGGATAATACTTTACTCTTGTTAAAATTCACGCTAAACTCAAAAACAATACATGGAGGAGACCATGCCAGAAGAAACTGAAAATCTAGAAAAAGAAATAGAAGTTCCTACTGAAGAAGAAACAGAAGAAGTAGAGGTTGAAACTCAACAAGCTTCTGAAGAACACGAAGAGGAAATCGAAAAATATAGCGAGAAGGTTCAAAAAAGAATCGACAAGCTCACCTATAACCAACGAGAAGCCGAAAGACAAAGAGACGAAGCTCTCCGAGTTGCCCAAAACTTACAAGAAAAAGTAAAAGAGTTTGAAGAAAAGGTCCAAGATAAGGACGAAGCTCTAATTACTGAGTACGGTGGTCGGGTTGAAACGCAACTCCAACAAGCGAACGATAAGTATCGAGCAGCACTAGAAAATGGTGATATCGATACTCAAGTTGCTACGCAACAGGAGATTGCTAAATTGGCTGTCGAACAAGAAACAATTAATCGACGCAGAAAACAAAAGTCAGCCGAACCAAAAAATGGAGCTGCTAACACAACTCCACCAGTCGATCCAAGAGCTACTGCTTGGGCGCAAAAAGAGGAAAACTCTTGGTTTGGAAGAGACAGAGTCATGACTTCTGCTGCCTTTGAAATCGATAAGGAAATGCAAGAGCAAGGCATAAACCCTACCGCTCCTGATTATTACGACCAATTAGATGATCGTATTAAAGAAGCGTTTCCACATAAATTTGAACAAGAGGAGTCTAAAGCTCCTCCTGTGCAAGCAGTTGGACGAACTAGTGCTGGGGCTAACCCAACCGCTAGGAAATCCAAAAAAGTAAAACTCACATCAAGTCAGCAAGCAATTGCTAAAAAGCTCGGTGTGCCATTAGAAGAGTACGCAAAGTATGTCTAAATATAGGAGTATAATATGACAGATCGAAACTCCCGTTCTGCTGAAGTTCGAGAAAAAACTACTCGCAGAAAACCTTGGCAACCACCATCCAGTTTGGATGCGCCTCAACCTCCTCCAGGATATAAATATCGCTGGATACGTGAAAGCATTCTTGGGCAAGATGACAAAACGAATATGTCTAAACGTATTCGTGAAGGATTCGAGCCAGTTAGGGCAGAAACTCACCCTGAGTTTCAAGGTCCAACAATTGAGGATGGAAAACACGCAGGTGTTATTGGAGTTGGTGGTTTAATTTTAGCCAAGATTGATGAATCGATAGTAGATGAACGTAAGGAATATTTTCAAGATATGACCGATGCGTCCATGCAAGCTGTTGATTCTGAACTAATGAGGGAAAGTAATCCTATCATGCCTATCGAAAAACCGAATCGTCGAACGAAAACGGAGTTTGGTAGCAGAAAGGATCTTTCTGAAGACTAACCTTTAACTAAATGGGTAAATAAATAATGGCAAATACTAATGATCCCAATGGGTTTACACCAGCATATCACTTGACTGGTGGAATCATTAGACCTGCTCAAATGAGAATCGCTAGTGCGACAAATGCTTCTATCTTTAGTGGCGATGTTGTCAATCTATCAAGCGGTTACATCATTCAAGGCACGGCTACTGGTGCTCCTGTTGGCGTTTTTGCTGGCGTTTATTATGAGGCAACTGACGGCACTCCGACGTTTTCAAAACATTGGACTGCTGACACTGCTACATTAGGAAGTGCAGATGCTCAGGCTTATGTTTATAACGATCCAGACATCGTTTACGAAGCTCAATTTACTGCTGGTACACCAGCTGTGAGCTTTATAGGCAATAAGTATACTCTTTCAACGACTGCTGGTAGTACATCTACTGGTCGTTCTGCGGAAGGGGTAACTGCTACTACATCTTCTGGTGTTGCTCTTTGTGTTGGCTTTGTGGATACACCAAGCAACTCAATTGGAGCAAATGCTAGAGCATTCTTCCGATTCCCAGCTAATCCGTTTGAATAGGAGTTAAGAAATGGCGATTAATCGAGCACAACTCGTTAAAGAACTTGTTCCAGGACTTAATGCTTTATTCGGGCTAGAGTACTCAAGCTACGCTGATGAGCATACTATGATTTTCGATACTGAAAATTCTGATCGTGCTTATGAGGAAGAAGTGATGCTCTCTGGATTCGGAGAAGCTGCAGTTAAAGGCGAAGGTGCTGCGGTCAAGTATGACACTGCTCAAGAAACTTGGACAGCTCGTTATACTCACGACACTGTAGCGTTAGCCTTCTCCTTGACTGAAGAAGCAATGGAAGATAATCTCTATGATACCCTATCTGCAAGATACACAAGAGCACTAGCTCGTTCTATGCAACAAACGAAGCAGATTAAAGCTGCAAACGTGTTGAATAATGGATTTAGCAGCAGTTATCCAGGAGGAGACGGTAAAGAACTATTCGCTACCGATCATACCTCTTTGACTGCTGGTGATCTTAAGAATGAACTAAGTACAGCTGCAGACCTTAATGAAACATCTATGGAGCAAGCACTAATTGATATTGCTGGCTTTAAAGATGAGAGAGGTCTGAAAGTTAATGCACAAGCACAACGATTAATTGTGCCACCTGCATTACAGTTCATTGCAGATCGGTTGTTAAACACACCAGGAAGAGTCGCAACTTCAGATAATGACATCAATGCAATTAGAAATATGGGCATGGTCCCAGATGGCTACGCTGTGAATCATTATTTGACAGACACCGACGCTTGGTTTGTTAAGACAGATATACCTAATGGTCTCAAGCACTTTGTTCGAACTCCAGTTTCCACTAACATGGAAGGTGATTTCGAAACAGGAAACGTAAGATATAAAGCAAGAGAAAGATACAGCTTCGGCTGGTCTGACTGGCGTGGTATCTTCGGATCTCCTGGTGCTTAATGCCAAATAGAGCATTAAAACGCAAGTAATATGGAACCTGTGATGCGGGGGTTTCTCACTCAACCCGCATCAAACTTTATCTAGGGGTAAACTTGTCCTACAGACTGACCTAGCAGACAAGCCAAGACGGTAGGACTTATTTTTTCGGAGAAAAAATTATGGCGCAATCAACCTTTTCAGGTCCAGTAAAGTCACTGGCTGGATTTATTTCAGCAGGTAATGCTAATGTAGTTAGCCTTACTGCTGACACATCAATTACAGTGGCTTCTCATTCAGGCAAAGTATTAACATGTAATGACGCAGATGGTAAATTTACTTTACCCTCTATCGTTGCAACTGCTCCTGGTGAAGACACAGACCCTAACCAAACTAATAACTTAGGTGCTACTTTTATATTTATCGTAGAAACTGCTGCAACAGACATGGACATCTTAACTGATGGAACGGATAAGTTTGTTGGCGGTCTTTATACAGGTGTAACTGACGCTACTGGTAAAACTTTTATTTCTGGTGCAAGTAACGACGTTATTACCATGAACGGAACAACTAAAGGCGGACTAGCTGGCAGTATCGTAAAAGTAACTGCGATGGCTTCTGCTAAGTATGCTGTTGAAGGAATCATACTTGGTTCAGGAACACTAGTTACTCCATTCGCTGACGCATAAGGAGGTGAACCATGGCTGATACAGTTACAGGTCCAACTAACCAATTAGATGGCGAGAAAAAACTGATAGTCTATTGTTCAGTCTACTCTGATGGAAGTGGCAGCAGCACAACCTTAGTAGATGTTTCAGCATTGAATGCTTCAACATTGAACGGTGAGTCTTGTGCACACGTGTCTTTAAATAAAATTTGGTATACATGTAGTGGAGCACCTGATGCTCCTGCTTCTCTTGATTGGGACGCAACCACTGACGTTACCTTTTTAACACTAGCTTACGATAATTCTTTTGACTTTAGTGAGATAGGTGGTTTAAAGAACACTGCAGCATCGGGGTATTCAGGGGATGTTCTTTTAGTTATCCCTTCTACCGCTGACGCAGGAAACGAGTACACTGTTTGGTGCGAATTTTTAAAATACTACGAAGCTCCAGGATCTTAGATTATGGCAACTTCTGGTACTAAAACATTTGCCCTAGACACAGGCGAAGTAATAGAAGAAGCGTATGAACTTGCTGGGCTAGAGGCTCGGACAGGATATGATGCAGCAACAGCTAGACGATCTCTAAACATTATGTTTGCAGATTGGTCAAACAGAGGCATTAATATATGGACGATTGCTGAAGTTAGTTTAACACTAACAGAAGGCACAGCAAGTTATACGTTGAATTCTTACGACATTGACATTCTTGAAGCAGTTATACGAAGAACAGTAAACAGCACTCAAACGGACTATCAGATGTCAAGGATTGGTCGAATGGAATATTTAAATATTCCTAATAAAACAACGGAAGCAAGACCTACAGAGTTTTTTGTTGACAGACAAGCTACTCCTGTTCTTAAACTTTGGCCAACCCCTGAAAACTCTACTGATGTTTTTGTAAGCTATAGGATTCAACGTATTGATGATGTTTCGGCTTCTGCCCAAGATCAAGAAGTACCTAGTCGGTTTATACCTGCTATGGTTTCTGGATTAGCGTATTATTTAGCACTCAAAAAGAACCCTGAACGAGTTGCTATGCTTTTACCCATATACGAACAAGATTTAAGAAGAGCACAAGACGAGGACAGAGGCAGGGCTAGTCTTCATCTAGTGCCGAAGGCTACTTACTAATGGCTTACGCCAAAGGAACGCACTCTTTAGCAATTTGCGACCGATGTGGTTGGTCGTATCCTTACCTTTCTATGAAAGTAGAATGGAATAATTTAAAGGTTTGCCCTGAATGTTATGAACCAAGACAGCCACAAGACACACCAGCAAGGATTTCTTCTGACCCAGAAACTTTATATCAACCTAGACCAGAAGTTCCTTTACCTCAGGCGCAGTTAGGTGTAGTTACCGCAGGTGCTGCTTCTCCTATGACAGACACTACTGCAGATACAATAGGAACATATTTTACAGGACTTGAGGCTACCTCAGGTCTCGGAACATTAACGGTGACAACATGAGTTTTACATATTCAGGTTTAAAAACAGCTATCCAAAACTATATGGATAACGACGAAACAACTTTTACAAATACTTTAGACACCTTTATTAAACTGTCTGAAGAAAAAATATTAAAAATAGTACAGTTAGACGAATTTAGAAAAAACGTCACAGGCACAGCAAGTTCAGGAAATACTTACTTATCTAAGCCGAGCGATTATTTAGACCCTTTGAGTCTGGCAGTTATAGACTCAGATAGCAATTATAACTATTTAAATTTAAAACAAGTTACTTGGATTAGGGACTATACTCCAGCTACAGCAACGACAGGGTTGCCTAAATACTATGCTTCGTTTGACGAAGATACGTTTATCCTGGCACCAGCACCTAATGGAAACCTAACCTTTGAACTCCATTATGTGTATAGACCTGCTTCGCTTACAGCAGCAGGAGATAGCGGAACAACTTGGCTCTCTACAAATGCTCCCGATGCAATGCTGTATGGTTCTTTAGTAGAAGCCTCTATTTTTATGAAACAAGACCCGAACGATTTACAATATTTTGAAACACGTTTTCAAGATGCGATATTGAAACTTAAAAACTTTAACGAAGGGTTAGGAACTAGAGATCAATATCGTTATGACAAACTGAGACCGCAACCACAATGATTAAAGAGCTAAAAGGTAAAAACATAGCTATCGTCTCGATGGGTAGGAGTCAATTAGATTACCATATGTCTATTAGCCACAGTAAAGAATACGATGAAGTTTGGGCTATTAATTCTATGTGTGCTGTGATTAAGTGTGATCGAGTTTTTATGATGGATCCTGCTTCAAGGTTTTTTGACACATTTGATGCTGGTCCACAAACTCAAGTAATGAGAAGAACGCTACCAAGATTAGACGTTCCAATCTACTCTTGTGAAAAAGACAATAGGGTTCCAGCGATAGAGCTTTATCCGCTAGAAAAAATTATCAATGAAATGGGTTGTAGTTATTTTAATAACACCATCTCTTATGCTATAGCTTTTGCTGCATACAACGAGGTCGGTACGATTAATATGTACGGAGCAGACTTTAGTTATGGCAACAATGTACATTTTGGCGAGATGGGGAGAGGTTGTTGTGAATTTTGGTTATCAAAGTGTATGAGTCGAGGCATAGATATATCGATAGCAGCAACCTCTTCTATGTTAGACACAAATGTTCCTGTAGAGGAAAAATTATATGGATATCATAGGTTAGAAAATCCTCCTGTTGTTTATACGGAAAATGGAGAACTAAAAATTACTAATTCTTCAGAAGTAGAAGAGGAAAAAGTTATAAAAGGATTTTCAGGAAGAACAGAACAAATCACTTTAGGTCCACCAGAACCAGAGGTATATTAAATGAAAACAGATTCGTTTACACTTTCTATAGGAAACTTAGGTGTAAAGACAACACATGGTAGAGGTCATACAGTAGAAGAAGTTGCTGAGATGGCTACTGATAAATTGGTTTCGGTGAGCGACACAGCACCAGAACCGATCAAAGCGCAAGCCCATGCCTTCAGAAACTCGTGTCAAAACATTATTGCTTTTTACATGCGTGAAGCGATTAAAAATCACATGTGTACAATAGGCAATCAATTAGAAGCGCAAGGTAATAAAGACCTTGCTGAAATTATTAGGAGGCTATAATGGCTATAACACAAGCGATGTGTACTTCTTTTAAAAAAGAACTTATGGAAGGAACGCATAACTTCAAAGCGAGTGGAGGAAACTCTTTTAAACTTGCTTTGTACACTAGCTCTGCGACTATGAGTGCTGCTACTACAGCTTATAGCACAGGGCAAGAAGCATCTGGAACAAACTACACTGCAGGTGGTGCAGCTTTAACAAACGTCAATCCTACAACATCAGGAACAACTGCGTATACTGATTTTGCTGATTTGACTTTTGGAACAGCTACTATCACTGCGAGAGGCTGTATGATTTATAACGATACAGCTACTGGCGACCCAGCAGTTGCAGTTTTTGATTTCGGTGGAGACAAAACTAGCACAGCAGGTAGTTTTACAATATCTTTCCCAACTGCAGACGCAAGTAACGCTGTTATTAGAATAGCGTAACCAATCATGTCTGGTTGGGGTCGATCCACATGGGGTACTGGTCCGTGGGGTGAACCTGCAATCGTTAATGTTACAGTTAATGTAACAGGTGTTGCGGGAACTACTGCCTTAGGAACAGAGACCGTTAGTTGTGATGCCAATGTCGCAGAGACAGGTGTTGCAGCTACAGGTGGCGTCGGCAGTCTAACTGTAACAGGTGTTGCAAATGTTACAGAGACAGGCGTAGCTGGAACAAGTGCACTAGGATCATTAAGTGTATCCGCTGATGCGAATGTAAGCGAAACAGGAGTAGCTGGTACAGGAGCAGTAAATAGTTTAACTGTCACAGGTGTAGCTAATCTTTCTGTAACAGGAGTTGCTGGTACTAGTGCTTTAGGCACGGAATCAGTTAGCGGTGATGCGAATGTCAGCGAAACAGGAGTAGCTGGTACTGGTGCTGTCGGCACAGTTGTTGCAAATGGTGTAGCGATTGTAGGTGTTAGCGGTGCTGCTTCAACAATATCGCAAGGCGATGAAACAGTTACTTGTGACGCAAATGTTTATCCTACAGGATTGGCTGCAACAAGTGCATTAGGCACAATCAGCACTGTTAGCAATAATGTTATTTCTGTTACGCAAAGTGCTAGTACAGGACAAATTGGCGACCTTACTCCTCAAGCAAGTGCAGGGATTTCGCTTACAGGAGTTAGCGCAACAGGGCAAATTAGTCAATTAACTGTTTGGGGAATAGTTGATGATTCTCAAGATCCAAGTTGGTCTGCGGTAAGTGATTCGCAGACTCCAGGTTGGTCGAGTATAGATGATTCGCAAAGCCCAGACTGGAAAGAAGTAGCGTAATGAGTAATCTTCGTATAATATATGAAACAATAAGAGGAATCGAATATGGCAACATATGTAAATGATTTAAGACTTAAAGAGATCGCCACAGGCGATGAGTCGGGTACTTGGGGAACCAGTACCAATACAAATTTAGAATTAATTGGAGAAGCGTTTGGTAGTGGTTCTGAAGCACTATCTGATGCTTCAACCGCAACGATTACGATGGCAGATGGTACATCTGATGCAGCTAGA